TAAATCAGTTTATGTAGATATGGGAGATATAGGTCAGGGAGATGATGGTTATGAACAAGGATGGTTTATACCCGATCCAATAAATGAACCTAATATATTTTGGGTTGGTGCGTCTGGTAGACATACTAAACTTGATGTGACTCCATGTCTTACTGGTAACAATGCCACTGTTATACAAATTACATATGAAGGTTCTACTAATCCAGGTAATAACTATGCTAATTTAATGAGAGCCGGAGTAAAGTATCAAGATACTCAAGGTACTAAACCAACTGATAGAATGGTAGGTTATCCTAATTTTATTCCTACTGCAGCAGATAGAGGTGCAGCTATGATATCAGGATTCTTAGATCAAGATAATGATAGATATGTTGCTTTACGTAGACATGATACAGTTGTTGAAGATACTACATCAGAAGGTAGAGGAAGATCTTACAGAGCTGATTATGGCTGTAACATTACTAGAATGTATTCAACAAATAGTGTAGAATGGTGGATTCAGATGGGTTATGGATATGATGGACATGGTTTTAGAATATGGGATGCAAAATATGCTAATCATTTTATACCTAATTGGGAAATAGTATATGGACCTTATACATTAGATAACTCAGCTTCAGTTGATTTTGTTTTTTGGAATAGAGTGGATTATTTTATTCCTAATGGATGTACACTTAGTTATTATGTATCTAATGATGAAGGAAGAACGTGGGAAATATATTCAGGAACTGATACAGCAGAACATACGTTTTCAAAAGAAGGATATAAGCTTTTATTAAAAATATCTGCATCAGGTGATGTATCTAAAAATGCATATAAGATGAGTGATACAGAAGACTTTATAATGTTTGGAACTAAGTATGCAGCAGAAATGGATCCTGCTATTAAACAAAAAATGACTAAGTTTAAATTAAGAGGAAAAAAGAAATAATATGGCAACAATAACTGGCTCACAAAGATTATTATCTTTAGAAGGTAACACTATGGATACTACTGTTTCTTTAGGGACAGGTGGTAGGTTCTTTGACCATTCAGGGTCTGCTGGAACTAAGGGTCAGATTCTTAGCACAACAGGTACAACTGTAGAATGGGTTGATGATAAAACAGGTACAAATAACTATGTATCAGGTGTTAGCTTTAATACTAGCAATGGAGTTTTAACAATGACACGTTCAGGTCTAGCAGACCTTACAGTAGATTTAGATGGTAGATATTTAACATCTGCATCAAACTTTTATCTTGATGGTATAACTAAATCAGGTAACACGCTTACATTCAGTGTAAGTGGTGCAACTAACCAAACATATACATTTGGATCAAATGCATTTAATAGTTCAACTATTTATGCTGAGCCAGGTATATTTAGTGGTGGTGGTACACCAACTTTAGCTTCCGGTGTAACTGGAGCAGAAGTAAGGTCATTAATTGGGGCTGGAACAGGTTCAGGATCTATGAGTTCTTGGACAATAAAAGAAGGTAATGGTACTGAGTCAACTTCTGTTACTAATGGAGAGACTTTTACTATTGCTCAAGGTACGGGTATTACATCTGAGATGACATCAACAAGTAGTGGTGGAACTATAACTATTACTAACACATTACCAGATACTGGTAGACCTGCAATTTTATCTGATGGTACAAGTCCAACTTTAAATACAGGAATAAGTGCCTCAGAGGTAAGATCTCTTATAGGGGCAGGAACAGGAAATGGTAGTTCTAATTTAGTTATTGGTACAACAGCAACAACTGCAATGGCAGGTAATACAACAACTATTACTTCTACACAGGCAACTGCTATTGTAAATAACACTAAAAAAGTATCAGATACTGGGGTACCCGCAGTTTTGTCTAATGGAACTACTCCATCATTAAACTCAGGAATATCAGCTGGAGAAATGAGAAGTCTCATTGGGGCAGGTACAGGTAATGGATCATCTAATTTAGTAATTGGAACTACTTCTACTACAGCTATGGCTGGTAATACTACAACTATTACAAGTGCTCAAGCATCAGATATTAGTAAAAATAGTCTTAAGGTTAGTGATACTGGTGTACCAGCAATACTTTCAAATGGAACCACACCAACTCTTAATTCAGGAATTAGTGCTGCAGAAGTTAGAACATTAATTGGTGCAGGTACTTCAAGTAGTGCTGGAGTTACAAGAGTAAGAGGTACTGCAAATAGAATATCAGTAACTTCAGGAACAGATCCTATAGTAAATGCAATTACAGGTACAGTAACTTCTTCTTCTACTAATTTAGCAACAGGTGCTCAGATACAAACAGCTATTAATTCAGCTGTAACAGGAGTATTAAAGTATAAAGGAACTTGGGATGCTGCTGCAAATAGTCCAGCACTAGTAAGTGCAAAGGGAACTGTTGGTGAATACTATATTGTTTCTAAAGCTGGATCTACAAATTTAGATGGAATTACAGATTGGGCAGTTGGTGACTGGGCAGTATTCTCTGATCAAGCTACAGATGCTTGGCAGAAAATAGATAATACTCAAGTAGGTAATGTAACAGGTAGTGGTTCATCAGGAAGAGTTGCATATTGGAATGGATCAACTAATGTAACAAGTGATGCAGGATTAACATTTAACGGTAGTACAAATGCTTTAACTGTTAGTGGTGCGGTAACTTGGAGTGGTGGTAGTTCAGCAGAATCTAATAATGCATATGATAATACTATTACAGGATTTTCTGATAGTGGATCTTCAACAAAGACTTTAACATTAACACAAAGAGATGGTGGTACTTTAACAACATCTTTTAGTATACCACAAGGAACTGTAACACCAAGTTCATCTGATACATTTACAAACAAAGGTGGTGCTATATCACAGTGGACAAATGATTCAGGTTATAAGACAACAGATAACAATACACAATATACAGCAGGTTCAGGTCTTTCATTAACAGGAACTGTATTTGCTAACACAGCACCTAATATTGTACAGACAACAGTATCAGGAAATGCAGGATCTGCTACCAAATTATTAAATGCAAGAACAATAGCGGGAGTATCTTTCAATGGTACTGCTAATATTTCATTAAACAATAGTAACATTTCTAATGGTAGAGGTTATACAACTAATACAGGTACAACTACTGCTTCTAATGCTCAGACATTTACTAATAAAGGTGGTAACATTTCACAATGGACTAATGACTCTGGCTATGTAACATCTTCAGGAGGCTCAATGTCTTCTTGGATTTTAAAAGAAGGTAATGGTACTGAAGCAAGCACAGTAACAAATGGAGAAACTGTTACGTTTGCACAAGGTAATGGTATACAATCTGAACTTACTTCTACTTCAAGTGGTGGTACGTTGACTATAACAAATACAAAACCTAACATTGTCCAAACAACTATAACGGGTAATGCAGGCAGCGCAACAGTTTTACAAACTGCAAGAACTATATCAGGTGTATCATTTAATGGTAGTGCAAATATTACTCTGGATAATAAAAATATTACTAACGGTGCAGGTTATACAACTAACAACGGTGATATAACTTCAGTAGGTGCAGGAACATTTTTAACAGGTGGAGGAACATCAGGAGCAGTAACGCTTAATGTTAGTGCAACATCTGGAGCTACAGCAAGCACATTAGTTTCTAGAGATAGTGCTGCTGATATTAGTGCAAGATTATTTAGAGCTAATTATGCTAATCAATCCACAATATCTGGAGCAATAGCTTTTAGAGTTAATAATGGATCAGATAATTATCTACGTTACTGTAGTAGTCCTTCAGCTATTAGAAAATTTATAGGAGCAGGAACTGGTAGTGGAAATAGTAATTTAGTAATAGGTACTACCTCTACTACAGCTATGGCAGGTAACACAACTACCATATCTAGTACACAAGCAGCAAATATTGTTACTAACAATGGTAAAGTATCAAACATTGTGCAAACAACTGTTAGTGGCAATGCGGGAAGTGCAACTAAGTTATTAAATGCAAGGTTGATAGCAGGTGTTTCTTTTAATGGAACCGCTAACATTGCATTGGATAACAAGAATATTACAAACGGTGCAGGGTATATTACTAGTTATGTAAACACAACATACACAGCAGGTACAGGATTAACGTTAGTTGGTACTCAGTTTAGAAATACAATTACTAATAACAATCAACTTACTAACGGTGCAAGTTACTTAACAACTTCTGGAAAAGCAGCAGACTCTAATTTACTAGATGGTCTAGATTTATCTACTGGTAGAAATAATGTAGGAAATAAAGTTGTAAGAACAAATAGTAGTGGTTATATAGAAGCAGGTTGGATAAATACTACATCTGGTAATACAACAGCTACAATTACAGATATATATGTAAATACTAATGATGGATATATCAGAAAAGCAACTGCAGCTCAGTTCCGTAAACTAATAACAGATCCTTATTATACAAATAGTACAGGTGATATTACAGGTGTAACTGCTGGGACAGGAATGTCTGGTGGAGGAACTTCAGGTGCTGTTACATTAAACTGTACTATTAATACTCCGGCAGAAGTTGGATTATCAAACCTATCATCTAATGGTAATATTGTTGCTGGTAATTTCACAGTAGGTGGAAGTTTATACGTACCAAGTGCAATTTATCACACAGGTGATACAAATACATACATGCAGTTTCATGCAGCTGATCAGTGGAGAGTAGTTACAGGTGGCGTTGAAAGATTTGAAGTAAATAATACACAAGTAAGTGTTACAGGTAATTTTGTAGCAAGTGGTAATGTAACTGCATACTCAGATGAAAGGCTTAAAACAAACATAGAGACTATTCCTAATGCACTAGAGAAGGTTAATGCATTAAGAGGTGTTACCTTTGATAAAGACGGTGAACGTGGCTTAGGTGTCATTGCACAGGAAGTAGAGAAAGTTTTACCGGAAGTTGTATTAGAAGGAGAAGAATATAAGTCTGTTGCCTATGGTAATATTGTGGGTGTATTAATTGAAGCAGTTAAAGAACTTACTAAGGAAGTAGAAGATCTTAAAAAACAATTAAAGTAAAATGGCAGTTCCATCATCAGGCACATTAACAATGCTGGGTATAGCAAGAGAAAGGAAATACAGTAATTATGTATCTACTGGTATTATTCCTTATCCTATTTTGATGACTGATTTAATTAATGGTGGTGGACTAAATAACTTCCCTTTATTAAATACTAATTGTTTTCCAAGGCCAAATACATCAACACCTCATTCAATGAATGAATGGTATGGTTATGATCAAGACTGTCCTCCACCAAGTAGTTGTAAGGAAATAGATATACGTTATAGCTAGGGCTAAAAATCCAGCAGATGCATGTTTTGCCCCTTCAGTAAGTATATTTACTGAAAATGCATCAAAGTGGTATACAGAACCAATATATGTTAGTGAATGTGAAGAACAAAAATATGCACAGGCTGGTATATATTCAGATGGGATGACATGGGCAATATGGGATGGTATGGGTAATTGGGGCAAACAAGGATTTTGTATCCAGTAAATAGCCATTTTTAATAAATAAAACATTATGAAAAAGAAAAAAGTAAAGAAAGCTAATATAATAACAATAGGGAAACCAAGAGTAAGGAAACCTATTGCTAAAAAAGTTGTGGTTAAAAAAACAATAGTTAAACCTAAACCGGTTGTCAAAGAATATTTATCAGCTAGATATTCATTTGATGTTATATCAATACAAACAGATGCTTTAAAAAGAATTGTTGAAATTGGTTATACATATACTGGAACTTTACTTATTCCCAAATCACTTAAGAGTTCTAATGAACCAAATAGTATTTCAGTTAGTGGTACATATTTAATAAAAGCCTCTGACAATAATGATATACTAGATAAAGACATTAAATCTTTGAAGAAAAAAGAAGTAGTTGTATTTTTAAAAGATTCTTTAAGAGATGATTATATATCAGGTATGAGAGAAATTATTGCTAAAGAGTTGTTCCCAGGTCTAAAAAAGAATGAGGTTCTACCTTGGTAGTTAAAAAATTATTATTATCTTTGAATTATATATTAATGTTAAAAACCAAGTACAATGGCAAAAGCAAAATCAAAAGCTAAAAAACTTACTTCAAAAGAATTAGAAGAAGTAAAAGATTATCAAAATCAAATTAACACATTGCTAATGAATATTGGTAATGCTGAACTTGTAAAGAATCAATTAGTTACAAGACATACTGAACTTCAAGCTGAGTGGAAAGATATGACTACTGCATTAGAAGATAAGTATGGTTCTGTCAATATTAGTTTAGAAGATGGAACACTAACTGAAATAGAAGAGGAGAAAGGAGAATAACTTCCTAAACATATTTACTTAAAGAAAATTTTAAAATCAAGCATTAGTTGTTTGGTTTTAAAATTTTTTGTATATTATTATTGTATAGTTTACAACTAGACATTACAGTATAATAAAATTAAGTATCTATGATCCCAACAAGTTCAAGTGCCTCAACAAACGGGTGTGACAATATATCATCTAATTGTGTAGTATGGCAAGGTCCAAACATTGCCTGTATTGATTTATGTACAGGTGATACAATTTCAGATGTTACAGCTAAATTAGCAACAAAGGTTTGTGATTTAATTACAAATGGTGTTGATGCTAATCCAAATCTTGCTGGATTGGATTTAACTTGTTTAAATATAGCTGGTAAAAATCCTACTGAACTAGTACCTGTATTACAGGAAATGGTTAATAGTATTTGTGCAAACACTGGTACAGGCCAAACAGCTAGTGGATCTAGCAGTTTATCTAAAAGAGCACAAACAACAGATACACTTCCTATAATGACATTACCTGCATGTTTGCAGTACAATGACGCTAATGGAAATCCAGTAACTGAATTACGTTTAGATTTATTTGCATCACTTATTGCAAATCAGGTGTGCTCTAACCTACAAAGTATTCAACTTATAAATACAACTCTTACTAGTTATGACACTAGAATATCTACTCTTGAAGCATGTGTATTACCTTGCTCAGGTGTAGTAGCAGAGAAACAAGTTATACCAACTTGCATTATTAATGTAGGTCAACTAACAGATGTATCAGTATTACTTCTGGCTTTAGAAACAAGATTTTGTGCATTAGAATCAGCAGTAGGTTTACCTTCTGCTATAAATTCAGCAATAACACAAACAGATATAATTGGTTCTTATGCTACATTATCAACAACGGGAACATATGGATCTACAACAGGATATAATAATAGCCCTAGTACATTGGCACAAAGCATGCAAAATGCTTGGATTGTTATTGATGATCTATATGATGCTATAGTTTCTATTCAAACTAATTGTTGCCCTACAGGATGTGATAATGTAACATTTGCATATACAACATCTAATATTTTAGATGGTAATGGAATTATTGATTCAGTTAATTTTAATTTTACCGGATCATCAATACCTTCAAATTTTACAACTCCTTCTGGTTATTCAATTATAACTATTACAGATGTAGATGGAAGTTCAATTAATACAACAGCTGATGTAGCACAACTACAAAACAATGGTGCAGGATTTAATGTATCAATACCTACATTAAACAGGTATGCAGATTTAGATATAACAATAGACTTTAAGGTTTCTGATTCTTCTGCAGTGTGTGAATCAAGAGAAACATCAGTTATAAAACCAAATCTTCCTTGCCCAAATATAACATTTACTGGTATGACGGCAACAGCAGGTACTGCAACATGGACAAATATTTATGGAGTTACAGCAACATTAACATTAGATATTAAAGATAAAAATACTGGTGTAGTTATATCAACATATACAATAAATAATCCACCTAGTTCAATAGTACAGCCTTTTACAGGGCTAACAGGTGCAACAACTTATGAAGCTATAGTTACAATACAGATAGATGGACAAACTAAAATATGTCCTGCAACAGAATTTGTAACAACTTCAGCAGCTGCACCATGTACAAATGGAATGGACGTAGCCTTTGTAATTGATTACAGCGGAAGTATGACAGGTATAATTGCAAATGTTCAAGCTGGAGTAGCTGGATTAGTAAATACAATAGATACTTCTTCTGGAGCAGCTAATTACAGACTAGCTTTAGTAACAGCAGATGAAGAACAAACAGCAACACCTAGATATTCAGCTTGTGTAGATTACACAAATTTACCAAGTGCACAAAAAGTTGCTTCATTAGGACCAAACGGAACATGGCAGATTGTTACATCATGGGAGCAATTCCAAGATAACAACGGTACTACATTCACAACTGAGCTAAATAAACTAGCTGGAGGAGTAGATGGTACATGTGTACAAATGGGAGATGGAGTAGGAGGACCTGAACCATCTGATTATGCTGCTCAATTAGTAGTAGGTGGTGCAGGATTAGCCGGATCATTTAGAAATAATGTAGCAAAATATATAATAATTATAACTGATAACTTACCAGGTGGTCAACAAGATTCATTTAATTCTACTGTTTGGTCTGGTATTCAAAACATGATAAGCGTTGCAAATACACAGGGTATTAAATACTTTGTATGTGGACCAGGTGTAGATGGCGTTGGTTCAAATCCTGGAGTTGTAGGAATATATCCTTGGAGAGAATTAGCAACTCAAACTGGAGGAACATGGAATGCTTCAGCAGATGCTAATGATATCTCTGCAGATATAGTGGCTGGTTGCTCATAAAAATAAAAAAAAGAAATGGCTTGTAATTGTACAAAATGTAGTAGTAAGTGTGGTTGTTCTGATACAGCTTTAACTAATCCTTGTACTTACACTGATTGCAGTGTAGGTAGTGAGAGATGTGATGATATCCAATGTGCATCTTGCGTTAGTTATTGTGGGACTTCCTTTCAAATAGGTGACACTAATAGTAAAATAGTTATAACCTCCGGTGAACGGTTGGATTCTATTATACAAAAGTTCTCTATGATACTATCAAATGGGTTAGGAGCTTGTACATCAGATGACGTACAACATGATCCATATAATGTATATGCTGGTGTAGTTACTAGTAGTACAGTAGATGTTATATGGAACGGTGTTTATAGTAATAGTACAGGTTTAAACATATATACTGCACCTCAAATAGGTGGAGGAAGTAATATCTGGACATTACAGAATAGTACACCAATTGTAACAACTGTAAATAATTATACTATTACAAATCTAGTAGCTAGTACAGCTTATAAAATAAAAGTTGTTGATAATGGCAACAGTGCTGCATGTAAACCAATAGAAATTTTAGTTTCTACTCTGGCAGTATAAAAAAACAACAGGTGGTGGTTTGTTGGTTTTCTACTACAAACGTTGGAAGAGGCTGGGTTTATCCCGGTCTCTTTTTTTTTTAGTATCTTTACAGTAAAAATTTATTGACTTATGAACAATTTAAAAGAAAAGATAATTGAGAGTTTAAAGTGGAAGAAACACCCTATGTATTGTGCGGAAAAATTAAACATTACAGAATCTCAGTATAAAAAAATTAAGAAAGAAGTTTTACAAGAAAGAAAATCAAAAAAGAAAAAGAGTTTGTTTTTCAGTAAAGCTGCAGACAGTGCACAGATTGCAGAAGCAATTGATTTAGAAAATGGAACTGGAAAGTTATCAGGAACTTTTGACCATGAACCTAAAAGTGCTGAAGAAATAATTATGTTATTAAAGATTGATACTGACAAATGGAAACTATCTCAGTATTGGAATAAACAAATGGGAGATCACTGGAGAGTATCTGCTTTAGTTAGTCAAATAAAAAACTCTGATACAAAACTTTTTGAAGACCTATTAAAAAACTGGACTCCCAAAAAATACAAAATATCAAATATACCTTACAAAAATAAATTTACTGATGACCCTCATTGTGCTGTAATATCACTGCAAGATATTCATTTTGGTAAAGAAGGTAATGATACTATAGATAAAGATTTTGAGGATACAGTTAAAAACTTAGTTACTAGAGCAAATGCAATACACCACATAGAAACTATGTACTTTGTTGTAGGAGGTGATTTAATAAACATGGATACCTTTCAGGGCACAACTACAAGCGGAACACCTTTAGACAACTGTATGAGCGCTACAGAGGCTTATGTGCAAGCATTTGATGCAATGCATTGGGCAGTAAGATATATTAAAGCTCACTGTGATAATTTAGTTGTAGTATATGTTCCTGGAAATCATGATAGACTTTCTTCTTTTCATTTAGCTCATGCTTTATCAAGATCAATAGAGTGTGATAAAATAACATGGGATGTAAAATATGAAGAAAGAAAGGTTCATGTATGGCATAATAACTTTAATGCATTTGAACATGGTGATAAGCGCAGCAAGAATAATCCTTTAATATATGCATCAGAGTATCCAAAGGCCTGGGGTGACACAACAAACAGAACATTATTTAAAGGTCATATACATACAGATAGAAAAGTAGAATATATGACATCTAATGAGACTGCAGGTTTTATAGAAAAGACACTTCCTAGTCTAGGTAAGACTGATTACTATCACTATAGTAACAAGTATGTGGGTAATAGAAGATCAGGTAAATTAGAAATTCAACACCCAACAATGGGAAATATATGCGTATTAACTTATCAAGCAATATAAAGACCTCACTTTAAATTTCATTAAGTGATGTTTTTTTTGTAAATTATAAATGTAGACTGTATGATTAATAATTTTAAAAAACCTGATTTAAACGCTCCAAGATATAGGCAAAAAAGAATGGGGTTGCTAAATGAAGAAACATATAGAGAATTCAAAGACAAAAAACCTTTGTATTCAAAAATAGATAATAAGAAGCTTAAACTAATAATTAAAACATATAATCAAAATTTATGGCAAGCTGTAATAGATAATAGAGATGGTGTAGAATTACCTGATTCATTGGGGTTTTTATTTATAGGAACATGCCCTAATTCTAAATCAGTTAATACTAATTATGCTCTATCAAATCAATACGGTAAGGTATTGCAAAACAAAAACTGGGAGACTGATGGAAATTTAGGAAAAATATTTTATACAAATTGGTCTACAAAGTATAGGTTTAAAAATAGAGAGCTCTGGAGATTCAGAGCTTGTAGAAATTTTAAAAGAGGAGTTGCAAAGCAGTATCCAGAGAATTGGACAAAATATGTAGTAATGAAAAATAAATATAGAGTGGCTCATCTTTATGATAAGACACCAGATAAAACTAGAGAAGCTCTTAAAGATTATAATGAATTTGAAATGTAAAAAACTATGTCAACAATAGCAGAAGTAGTATCTAGAGTAAGGGGTCAAGTTAAAGCAGAAGTGCAAGATGCTTTTATTACTGATAGATATATTTATAGTTTGATAGAAAAGTTTGCTCAAGTATTAATGAGAAGGCAAGACTATGCAAATAAATTAATGAAGTTTAACTCTGTATGGAAAGCATTACCTTATGTTGAACTTATAGAAGTAGATAAAGTAGAAGCAGGGTGCAGTGGAATACAAAGCGGCTGTACAATAAAACGTTCCAAACATAGACTACCTTCAATGATAGAAGGTTACTGGGGGCCACTAATACGTACTGTAAGCTCCATAGACGGCTCACAAGAGCTTCAAGCAACTCAACCAGGTACATATACATCTATGACTAAAACAACGTCATTTAAATACAATACTACAAAATATTTTTGGTGGTTGGATGGATACATATATTCCCCAAATATTTTATGGGATGCAATAAAACTTGAAGGTGTATTTAATTCTGATATTACTAAATGGAATTGTGAGACAGAAGATGATTGTACTCCTAGGTATGAACAACCAATATATATTCCAGAAGCATTATTTGCAGAAATAGAGGGTCAAGTTATACAGACTATGATGGGTACTATGCAAATACCTTCTGAAGATTCAGATAATAAACGTAATTTACATAGACAATAATGGGAGTATCACAAAAATATAGAACATTTAGTCAACTAATGGAAGATGTTTCCATTGACTTTTCTACATATGCATTAGAGGGAATGATAGAACCTCAGCAATTAATTAAAGTAGCAACAAGAGTTAACTATGATTTAGGTTTAAGAATTCATAGAACTAAAGAAGTTGTTATAGATATTGAACATGGTAAAGCTCAACTACCTACAGATTTTGCTTATATAAATTATGCATTTAGATGTGGATCTTATACTATAAATAATTCAATGCCTTCAGGGACTCATATTGAAACTTTTAATGATGTACCATATGTTCCTTCTCCAGGAGAAGTAACACAGTGTGAAGACGGACAGGCATGTAAAGATGTATGTGTTGTTAAGACATGTGATGACACAAATAGTTATCAATTAGTACAAAGAGTTGGTCCTAGTCAATACAGACAGTTTAGTAGTTGGACACAATTGAGAATACAAAATGTAAATAGTCCAACTTGTTTTTGTCCAGAATTAGGTGCACAAGCTTTAGATGTTGCTGAAATCCAAGATGGCTATATGATTACTACATTTAAAACAGGCAAAGTATATTTAAGTTATCAAGGTGCAATGGAAGACTCAAATGGAGACTTGCTTGTATTAGACCAACCTTATTGTAATGAATACTATGAGTATGCCTTAAAAGAAAGGATACTAGAAAATATGGTTTGGCAAGGTGAAAATGTAAGCCAGCAATTAGGGTTAGTAACAGGTAGATTAAGAGCAGCTAGAAATAATGCTTTAGGATTTGTTAATACTCCAAACTTTGCAGAAATGAGAAAGTTGCATACAATGAATAGAAGAGCTCAATATCATAATTACTATAATATGTTTTTAAGTTATGCACCTTCAAACCCAGTAGCATCAGGCCCAGCTGTAATAAATAGTAATGGATCATCATCCACTACAATTGCGTAACTAATAAAATATAGCTAACAGATTATGGCAAAGAAGAAGTCTACACCAAAGGATACAACCAAAACAACTCCAAAGAGATCTAGCTCAAGTGTGAATAGTAATGCATTTGTAAAGGGGATGAACAAAGATGTTGCACCCTCTTTTGAGAAAAATGATTCTTGGTATCATGCCATTAATGCAGCTAATAATAGTTCTGATGGTGATGTTGGGGTTATTGGTAATGAGCCTGCTAATTTACAATGCGGTGTAATACCTTATACTATAATTGGTGCTATACATAGATATGGAGATGAATGGATAGTATACTCTACAGATGATATAAGTTCAGAGATAGGAAGATTTGATGATAGTGAATGTAAGTATACAGTCATTGTTAATGATCCTTGTTTAAACTTTAACAGAAAGTTTTTAATTACAGGAGCAGCAAAAGAAAATTTTGATTGCTCTTGGCAAGTTTATTGGGATGATGGAAACAATCCATCACGTTCAATGAATATAGATGATATACCATATATTCAAGATATTGTATCTGCTCCTGGTGATGTTTGTATTGTATATGAAGATACTACATTTTTAGATTGTGAGAAGATTAGACTCCATCCTTTAGTTGATACACCATGTATAAAACTGACTAAGGCAACAGATGGAGGAACTATTTTAAATGGAGCATATCAAGCATATATTGCATACACAGAAAATGATCAAGTAGTAAGTGATTACATAGGTATTTCAAATATACAAACTTTGTGGTCTCATAGAGGAGGTGATGGTTCTCTAGATATTAATATAGATGGTTTAGATAAAGATTACTATTACTTTGATTTAGTATTATTAGTTAGACAACAAGGTCAGATATATAGTAAACTTATAGGTAACTATAGTACAGAAATAAAACATATAAACATAGATTATATAGATCAAGCTTTAGTATCTATACAGATAAGAGATCTATATAGACAATCTCCTATATATGAAAAATCAGAAGCAATGTACGTTGTTAATGATTATCTTATAAGACAAGGTCCAACTGAACAATTTGATTTTAACTATCAACCACTAGCCAATAATATAAAAGTTAACTGGGTTGTTAATGAAGTAACTCAGGATTACTATATTAAATCAGGTAACAAGATGGGTTACATGAGGGATGAACAATATGCATTTTTTATTAGATGGATATATAATACAGGAGAAAGATCATCATCTTATCATATCCCAGGGAGAGCTTCAAAAAATTACACTTTACCTAATGGTACAGTTGAAGATGAAAGACAAAATATATTTGGTTCTAATGTAATAGATCCAGCAGGAGATCCTGTATTCAAAGTTTATAATACAGCCAATGTAACCGCTTTGGTAACTGAACCTCAAGAAGATGGATCAAATATAATTGCAAGAGGTGAAATGGGATATTGGGAATCTACTGAAAGATATCCTGATAAGCAGCCAGAAATATGGAATGCAAGTGCACATACATGGTCAAATGAATTTAATCCTGGTGCAGATTTATGTGGAGAATTTATAAGACATCATAAGATGCCTAATGAAATGATTGATCCTATATTAGGTTTAAGTGATGGTACTGATACAGGTATATATATCTTAGGTGTTGAATTTGCAAATATCAAAAGACCAGTTTATAATGATGGTTCACCTATTTTAAATATATCAGGATATGAGGTACTTAGAGGATCTAGACTAGGTAACAGAACTATTTTAGCAAAGGGTATGTTTAAAAACATGCGTGAGTATGATGTGCCTGAGTCAGAAAATTTAATTGGTAATGCTCAGGGATTATACCCTAACTATCCTTTTAATGACCTAAGACCTGATGTGTTTCATACAACAAAAAGAAAAACAACAGGGTGTGATAGTGGTGGTCCTTTTTCAAGTGGTGCAACTTCTGATTTTCCTCCTTTGTCAGGATTTAGAGAAGATGTATTTACATTTCATTCACCTGAGTTAATGTTTACTAAGCCATATTTAAATGCATATGAAACTGTATTTTATGGAAAGATAACTGGACAGTCAAGTGGATACTTTAAACCTTCTGAAGAACATCCACAATTTAAGCTTTTAAGAAATATATCAGCAATACTTAGTGCATGTATTGGTGTTGGTTATGCATTAAAAAATATTAATGGTACACCTAATACTACAGCATTACCAGCACAAGGTCTTAATACTGCGTATCCTGAATGGAAGATTAATAAAAGAGGTGGAGGTGGTGGTACTTGGAATGACTTTGCAACTTCTGTAACACCAACAGGTGTTGCAACTGCTAGTACAACAGGTAATATTAGTAGTCATAATGGTGGTGATGGTAATAATAATGTAAAAGGTGGTGGTGCATATACAGATGCAAATATTGCTATTAATGATTTACCAGGTGCCGGTGGCGGTCCAGGTGGTGGTTGGTTTAATGATTTAATAGATCTTTTTTCAGGTGGTATTGATGACATTGGACAAGCTGCAGGATTAACAGATAGTACACAAATAAGATTACAAGAACAAGCTCAAGCTAATTTACAAGATGTTGGTGCTAGTGAAAATGGTGGAACTATGGGTGGTGGCTCTAATGAAGGTGTTACCTTAGATACATCAGAATCTAATCTTGCTCCACTATTTAAAAAAGCAATGGGCTTAAGTTTACTTCAAAAAAATATTGCTGTAGGTGGACAAGAGATAATAGATTTAATATATAATTTAGTTTCATTTCAGGAGCATGTATTAAAATATAACTCTCATGGTTTTTTTAATGACTTTGATGCACACCCATTAACTCTTAACTTTAGAACTAAAAACGAAGCAGCAAATTACATTGGCTCATCTTTTCAAACATTTGATCAAAACAAATACAAAATAAATAATTTATTTAGGCCAACAACAGTAGCAGTATCTACTGAAAAACCTATTTCATCTAACTATGGTGTAGAAGATACATCAAGATTTGCTCTTGGTGGCTATTATAATAGTAATGGTTCTGCCTCAACACCAGATTGGGAAGATAACTTAAAGAACCCTGAAGGTCCATTCAAGAAACCAATTTCAGCATTATATGGTGCATTGAAATTTAATATGGATAATCAGTATGGACAACTTGATGGTATCAAACAAATACAACAAAGATCTTGTGTAGAAATAATAGATCAAGAAAATCCTATTAATTTTAAATATACAAGTAAAGCAATATTTAGCGGGGATACATTTGTATCACATTATACTGAGAAATGTATTATGCCAATCTTTACTGATTTTCTTATGGGTCAGTATGATGGTTTTCCTTATGATTATTATTTAAGAACTAACATACCTTATCCAAGATTCTGGTTGAATAGCAGGAAATTTGATATGGCAGGAATGGCACAAACTATTTCTACATTAGGTTTTAGTGGTTTTGGTGGAGGATCAATTGATGAAACTTTACCAAATGAATTATATTATTTAGATAGAGGTGATACTTGTGGTTGGAATTTACTTTCAATATTTCAATCAGATGGTTTGAATTCAGCATTTGCAATGAACCATGCATATATATATTCTCATATTAATGGTATAAATGATTTTTATGTAGAGACTGAGATTAATTTACCATACAGAGATTGGGAAGAACCAAAAGAAAGAAGGTTCTATGACAAGTATGAATACAATAACTTAGATGATTTATTTCATGCAGAGATAGAGAAGTATGATAACTTCTATAAGTATGATGAATCTTTAAGCCCTTCTAAATTTGTTAGTCAAAATTCTACATTTGCAGAAATGCAACCTAAAGACTACAACCCTTATATTGCAGAAACCTGTTTTGTAAATTATCCTAAAAGATTAATATATTCTTTACAGGCAAATGAAGAAGATAGAAAAGATTATTGGAGACAATTCTTATTTGCTAATTATAAAGACTTTAAAAATAAAGTATCTGTAATAAAACCATTTAGCAAAACAGGTGCATTAATGTTTTTTCCATATCAATCACCTCAATTATTTCAAGGTGTTGATACATTAAAGACTGATGCAGGAACTAAAGTTACTATAGGAGATGCTGGTTTATTTACCCAAGCTCTTCAAAATGTAGTAAACTCTGATCTATCAAATGAATACGGTTCATTAGAGAATCATAGAGGAGTTATAAATACACCTGCGGGTCTATTTTACGTATCACAAGCTCAAGGAAAAATATTTCAATACACACCTGGAAAAGGTTTAGTACCTATATCTAATGCGGGAATGAAATGGTGGTTTAATAAATATTTACCATCAAGGTTCTTAAAACAATTTCCAACATCTGAAAATACAGAATGGATAGATAACCCAGTAGTAGGTGTAGGGTGTCAAGTAATATATGACCCTAATGATGATATAGTTTATTTCATGAAGAAAGACTTTTCCATGAAATCTCAATACGTAGCAGCTGCTACATTTGTAGATAGACTAACTAAGCCTGTGGATGTTACATTGAATGGTATTACTGTTTCAATAGATATTGGAGATCCAATATACTTTGATGATTGCTCATGGACAATTAGTTATGACCCTAAAGCACAAGCATGGATTTCATTTCATGATTGGCACCCGGAGTTTGCTTTACCTAGTATAAATCATTTCTTTACTACTAAGACAGTAACAACTAGTGTTCCTCAGTGTCCACCAGGATATACTTTTAATCCAGTATCAGGTTTATGTGAGGACATTATAAATATAACTGAACCAAGAGCGGTTGTTAAAAGTGATATCCCAGCTGATATAACAGGTGGACCACAACAGTGTCTTATTGATATAGTAGTTACAATGGATGCTTCTGGTAGTACACTTTGGCCAGGCGGGAATGCAGGTAACGGAAACGTATTTCCTTCATGGCCTTCCGTTGGTGCAAACACAAGAGGACAAGCATTGATAGATTGGTTAGCTGTTTTTGTAGATGACCCTGCTATTCAGGCAGGATTGACTACTGGTACAATTCAATTAGGTTTTAGAGTTTGGGCTACAGGTAGTGCACAAGGTAATCCAACAGGAACAGGACAATCAATGTTAAGTGCAGTTACAGGAAGTCAAGCTGCAACATGGATGGTAGGCAACTGGACAAACCAAAATGGAATACAAGGTGCTACTAATGCACAAGTTGCAAGGGATACCGGTATAACTCAATTGAATAATAAAGCTGGCTCAGCATTAGCAGCTAGTTATCCAGCAAGAAGTGCTGATCCTAATTATAGACAAATACTCATAATTGCAACAGATGCTGATGGTATTACTTCTGGTAATAATCCTATAACGCCACAAACATACAATTGTTGTCAAAGTGCAAACCTTATAGCTGGTGCAACAGGTCCAGCAAACCAAGAAATTTATTCTGTATATGTAGGTAATACAAATAATGTACCGGGTAACTCAGGAGTATTAGATCAGTTTACAGTAGGTAATGGTGCTGGGCCTGCAAGTGCTTATTATAATAATACAACTAACACACCAGGTCCAGGTCAATTTACAATGGCAGCTAATAACCCTGTTGAATTACAATCTACTGCAGCAGCTGTTGCAGCAGATATTTGTTCTATACCATTTAGTTGTGAATGTCCTCCTGGCTATACACTTATATATCCTGACCCAGCAAATGGTGGAATTTTTACACAGCAATCAGGAACGTGTAGTGATGTTCCAGGGGAGTCACCTATATGTAGAAAAGTTGAGTGTCCTACTTGTCCTCCGGGGCCAACAGGTACTACAACAACTTCACTGGGTAGTTGTCCTGATACTTTTCCTGAACTAGGTTTAATAGGTGATCCAACTTGGGTTGACCCAACACCACCTTTATGTAATTATTACTATGCAGATTTTGTACAGGCAAATTACAGAGTAGGATCATTTTGGAGACACAATGTAAGGTGTGACTTATTTGCTAATTATTATAATGAAAGTTTCCCTTGGGAGATTGAATTAATAAGTAATACTGGCCAAGCTGTAAACACAGTAAGAAGTATTGAGTATCAATTAGAAAGTTATATATACAAAGGTGAACCTGAGTATAATATGTGTGGTGGAGATAAATATGAAGATTTATTATTTAATTTTGACAAAGCCATAATATATAATAATGAGCAAGTATCAGGAATGTTAAATATTGTAATGCAACCTTTTAATGATCCATGGTCTGAGAATGCATATCCTATTATATCTCCAAATGATATAACTGTTTTATCTAGTAAGGTTGAACATAAATTTAGGATAAATCAATTTTATGATATTACTAATGATAGAGGTGAATTTACAAATGCTGAGCAATCAACTTTTGATACAGAATGTAATGGTTACATTAGACCTTTAAACCAAACTAATTTAAATTACTTTAAAAACCCAACACAACACAAAAAGTTTAGACATTACTCTAATCACGTTTTATTAAGAAGACAAAATTCAGGTAACAGAAAAATGTTGTTGAGGTTGGCAAATACTAAGTTATTATTATCAATGAGATAGAATGGGAAATAAAAAGAACATAGGCTTACCGGGAGGACCAAATGAAATAATTGTTGATCCAAAAGGGCAATGGAATCATCCAGGAAAAAATACACGGATTGAAAGTAATCACATTACTATGCAAGATGTAGAATACCCAGTGTGGGCCCAACCTAATGTTGGTCCGGGTACAATGATGATGCCAGGAGATGAAGACTATATTTTTAAAAATGCAGAATATGTAGATGAGTATCCTATAGCACAAAGAGGTTTAGAGTTAAATAAAAAATATATTGATTCTACATTCAATGCTAATATGGATAAACGTTGGGTACAAAGACTTTATGAAAAAAATCCAGAGTTTTATTTAGAAGGACAAACAGATCCTTCAACACATTTTATGGAGTCTGGAGACAGTATGGTTTACCCTTTAGTTGTTGAAGGGGATGATGGCAATTTAATGTTTGATAGACAAAAAGGTAGATCCCAAGGAATTAAGTTTCCTACTGATGAGATAGCCCAATGGTTTGCAGAAAATTATAAAGATGGAACAGATGTATTAAAAGAAAAGCAACGTGGTGGTGGGCTACTAGACAAAACAATGAAGTGTAATAACTGTAGTTGGGAATGGAAAGCAGCAGATGGTGGAGCTGATGTATCTACATGTCATAAGTGTGGTAGCAAAGCATTACCAAAAGCTCAAGAGGGCTTAGGTGTAGGTGTACCAGATCCAACAAAGCAAATTGAATTCATGACTAACTGGGCAAATTCACCAATGCATAATCAAATGTTAGACGCTAGTTCCAGCTCAGAGAAATTTAAAAATAAAGTTAAGATTGCAAGAAGAAATTTTGATAATGTAAATATAGTTGATGAGGAAGTTGATGGATTTCTGGGGCAATATATTAATGGACAAGTAACAATGAACCCTTCAGCAATGGAAGAGTATGTAATAGGTAATGGTTACGATAGTGTTCTTGTTCATGAATTGTCACATTTTACTGATGATGGTAATCCTGATAACGAGGGTTATTTTAATGCAAGTAATATACCTTTATCTGACCGTAGACTAATTAAAAAATATGGTAAAGAAGGAAAAAAACGTTTAAAGAAAGAGGAAAAAGAACTTAATGAATTATTAATATCTGAAGGACTTAAACCTAATGATAAGGAAGTTATTGAAGATAGACTCAAACGTGTCAAATACTTAAATAGAGATACAGAAACAAGATCAAGAATAAATGCTACAAGATATTTTTATGAATTAGATGATGAATTTGGTAGAGAAAGTGATAGTAATATAGACAAGAATCTTCCTAGTATATTTAATTCTCCAGTAACCCCAGAGATGATTGAGGTAATGAAAAAAAGTGGGCAGTATCAACAACTACAAGAAATTTATACAGATGATCAGATACTAGAAATGTTTAATACTATATCAGACACAAACAATGTTGATACTGCTATAAATACAGTCAATGCAAAGTATGGGATAGAGGTATTACCCAATGCACAAAAAGGAGCTTGGATTAAAACAGGGTTGAAAGCACTTTCAAAACAGTTTCCATCTTTAGCAAAATTTATAGATGATGCAGCAGTACCAGCTGTTAAAAATGCAACAAATAAAACTGATGAAGTTGTAGAAGAAATGGTTGAAGTTGTAACAGGAGATGGCTCTATAAGAAAAGTTCCTAAAAGTTTAGCAGTAAGAGTAAACAGAGTTGAAGATGCAAACGTTACCAATAACTCATTTAAAAACTATGAAGATGGAAATTGGTTTGCAGATAAAATAACTCCTCTTTACACAAAGCATACTAAAAACGTAATGGATCCCACCAATGCATCACTTTATCCAGAAGACCCAAGAAGATTGTTTACAGCATATTTTGATCCAGAAGATATTAAAAAGTTTGGTTTAAAAGATGGGCTGGGTACAGAAAGAGCAAGAAGTTTAAGTGGAGGACCTGGAACACAAGTTCATCCTAATGAATATGTTGTACCTCCAGCACTTGTAGAGTTTATGAGAAAGACAGGCACAGGTCCGGGATTTAAAACTCAGATATTAAATCAACAAAATACTTTTGATAACATATTTGATTTTTACAAAAAACACGGTGGTCAAGTAACTATTGAGGATTATATCAATCAAACTGATCTACCTCAAGCTCAACGTGGTTGGTTCAAAAGCTTAATGAAGCAAGGTGCTAAGAAGTTAGATGATATACTAGGAGCAGTTAAAAAGGTGGATAATTTTGAATTTAAAAGTTTACCAACTATTGAGAAAAAACAATTTATGAAAGTTGTAGATGGTGAGTTTGATTCAATTGATTATGATCATCTCATACCTACAACACAAGAAATTTCAGATCTAGCAACTAAAACTAGAAGCAGATTAATGTCTGACAAGTTTATAAAAAATAACATGGAAGCTACTGGACGTAGCAAAGATGAAGTAGTTAGTTATGTTGATGATTATATAAAAGAGTTTGAAAATTCTACTCTTGCTTTTGATAAAACACCAGATGGAGCTGCTGGTTTATATACCCGTGGTAAAATTACTATAGACCCAAGAAACCCTCACCTTACCAAAGAAAATGTATTAGGAACACTTGAGCATGAAATAGAGCACATGTTTAGTAATGTAAGTCAACAAGGAAGTGATTTATATAGACACCCAAAATTTAAACTTGTTGATAGAACAGGAATGCCTGACGAAAATCTTGTACAAAACATGGGTCAAGCATTTGAGCAACAAGTAAGGTTTAGAAAAGCACTTGGTTGGCTAGAAAAAAATGCAGGATTAAAGGTAGGAGATAATGTAACAGATGAACAAGTTGAGGCACTTACAGATGCAATAGCTAATTGGTCAAAAGAACAAGGGAAAGACTTCAGAGGTTCAGGTGCAAATTTTGATGTTCAACATTTATTTTCAAGTTTAGATGCAGAACAATTTTTAAAACCAGGTCAGTATCTAATGCCTAATGCCCCAAGAACTGCAAATTTAAAAAACAGTAATGTTAGACAAGCAATAAAAGATATTTTAAATAAAACATATACTGCCGCAGCTGTAGGAGGATTAGGAGCAGCTTCTCAAATGGGACCTAAACAAGAAGATGGTCAGTATACATATGGAGGTAGTCCTTCTAAAGCTCAAGTGGGTCTTGAGACAGGTGACTATATAGTTGAGGATGGTGATACATTTTATGGAATTGCAAATAAAAATAATATATCTTGGAAAGACTTAATTTCTTCTAATCCATCTGTAGATATAAATAGATTATCTTTAGGAGATACATTACAGGTTCCTGGATACAAAGCACCTGTAGCACCAGAGGAAATAGCAGTTAAACAAAATACATATAATGCATATGCCCCTACAAATGAATTAGCAACTCAAAGAAGAGCTGATTTAGATTCTGCTTTAAATACAGTGGTAGGTGCTTCAGACAATAATATGAATCTACGCACTCTTTTATTTATGACAGGTGCAATGGAAAACAACTGGGGTAATGCTCCTGATGCATATACTGATAAGAAAACAGGCAAGCCAAGAACTTATACTAGAGGAATGATGTCTATTGATGACAACGCATATAAAGATTTATTTGAACCACGTGGAAACAATGGTAGGTTTGTTGATAATCAAAAGAAAATGTTTGAATGGTTAAAAGGGATAGGTCTTGACTATACTCAAATGAATGATATGTTGAGGTCTAATGATCCATTAGCAGGAATGGCAGCTGCAAGAATGCAATACGCTAGAAGACCTGAACCATTACCAGATGGTAATGATCCAGACGCAGTATATGAATACTATATGAAACATTATAATAGAACAGGTGCAGATCATAAAGAAAGATTTATGGGCAACTGGAATGAGTTTATAAAAAAGAAAGAAAAGAAAACAGGTGGTGAGACTATATATAATGAATATAAAAAATATGTTGACAGTGGATTTACAGGTTCAAAAAAGTCACAAGAAAATTATGACAAATTAAATAGAGTGCATTATAGGGATGCAAAAAGTATGGGTATGTCACCCGCTAATTATATAATGACTAATATTTTAGGGTCTTCTTAAACCTTTAAAATTAGTGATTCTGAGGAATTATTTGTATATTAATATTATAATATTATGAGTTTGAAAGTAAACAAAATAAGTGTAAAGCAAGAGGGAGGATCAATGATACCTGAACAACCTGGGATGCAACAGCAACCACAAGTTGATCCGCAGGTTGCACAATTGACCCAAGTGATTACTGAATCCGTACAAGGTGGACAAGATCCCCATGACGTTGTTGCTGGTTTGATTCAAAATGAAGTTGATGGTCAATTAATTGCTCAAGCATTAATGGCGGCAGGAATGGAAGAAGCAGCTGTAGTTCAGCTGTTTGAAGCGGTTCAACAAAGTATGGAACCAAAAGAATCAAGCCCTGACCAAGTTACACAAAATCCCCAGTTACTTTCTAGGAATGCAGACTTACAAGCTCAACAACAAGAGCAGGGTCAACCACAACAGCAAATGATGGGAGCACAGGAAGGTGGTGAAAATTTAAATTCAGTTCAAGAATTACCAGAATTTCCAGAGTGGCGTGTAGAAAATAATGAAGGACCTGTGACACCAGAAATGAAAGAATATCTTGAAGCTCTTGAATTTAATAAAAAAGCAAGACAAGCTATAGGTACTAATGATAAAGAATTACTAGCTTCATTCACATCAAGAAATAACCCAAATATACCTTATGGTAATAATGAGTTAGCAAGAGATTTTTCTGAATTACAAAAACTAAGACAAGCAGCAGGTTTAGGTTTAAAAGAAGAAGCTTCTATTCTTTTGCCTCATGTTGGTCAACAAATAAGAGGTGGCTTTAATGAAATCTTAGGAACCAACTTTAAAGAAGGTGGTGAGTTTGAACCACACTTTATGTACAAAGGTGAAAGAAAGATAAGAGCTAAAGATATGGCTACCCATCTTAGATTAAAAGAAAGAGGGTATACACACGATGTACCTAAAGCACAAACAGGGGGTGGTGAAGATAAAGGTGGTACTAGTCTAGGAGATATTGCTCTTAGTGCAGCAGGAACTGTTTATAATGGTATTAATAATATGCCACGTGGTTTAAATCCATTTTCAAAGTTAGATGACTTCCTGCAGATTTCAGGTGTACCAGCTAATTTAGTTAGAGAAAGTATAGAAGGTTTAAGTGATAAAGGAGACGGTAGTTTTGATTGGGGAAATATTTTACCTGATTTAGCCGGTACATCAATTTTAGATGATACACCAGATCAAATACCAGTTTCACAAACATTAGGTATAGAAGATTGGAAAGCAGCTATGGCTGTAGATATGGGTTTAGATCCTACAACATACATGGGTGCTGGTATTGTAAAAAATTTAATAAAAAAAGGTGGTAAAGCATTTTTAAAAAGATTCCCTAAAATTGCAAAAAATCTTTTTACCTACTAATGAAACAGGTGGTACACCACCAGCAGACGGGCAATACTTAAATAATGTATTTATACCAGATGAGGATAAAGTAAATCAAGATGCATTAGCTAGTAATTTAAAAAGACCTGCTGAATGGTATAGTGGTATTGATGCATCTTTAGGTATAATGCCTATGCAGCCGCCACCAACTGTCAATTTTTTACAAGACACTCTTCAAACAGGAGCAAGGTTGATTGGTAAAGGTAAAGCTGTTTTTAGTGGAGATTATAGTGAACAAAATGAAGCATGGAAAGAATCTTTGCCTGATTACTATAATAAAAAAATAAATCTAGATGGAGTATACACTGATGAAAATAAAGAAAATGTTAAAGATTGGGCTCAATCACAGTATGAGGATTGGAAAGCAGAAACAGAAGCAAACCAGGCAGTATCTGATAAAGAGTTAGAAGGAGTAGTTAAAACAAAACCTGCAACATTTGAAGATTATTTAAATGAAACTAAGCAAGAAGTTACAGGTAAATCTCCAGAAGAAGTTGCAGCCATGCAGGATATTTATAGAAGTATGTCTGGTGCAAGAACTAAAAAATATGGTGGTGGTAATTTAGATAAAGCTAAATATGGAAAAGATGATTTCTTTAAGAGATTATTTCCTAAAGGTTTTGGTACACCAGGTTTTAACCCTGATAAGGATAGTGTAGTAGAAGATGAAGAAGAGGTGGAAACAACAGCAGATAAGTTTGCTAAGATACAAATGCCTAGTATGGACATAACCAACCCTATAGATGGATCACTAAATGCAATAGCTGAAAACCCAGCTTTTAAAAGATTTACAGGAATATCTGATATGCTTGTAGATGGTGCCGGATATGTTAATAGATACTTTGATAGAAAGAACTTTAAAGAGCAGTTTGATAATATGGAAGCAATGTCTATTGCTGATTTAACATATGGTACAAAAATGTCTGACCCTATGTCAGAAGGATATCAAGATATAAATTCAGGTATAATGCAAGGTGAAGCTGAAAAAACTCCTGGGTATTATATGAACTTTGCAGGTAGCCCTAATAGTGATGTTGCACAAGAAGGTTTAGAAATATTACCTAAAGACTTTAGAGAAAGTACAGTAGGTCAAAAACTTAATAATGTAAGTCAACCTTCTAAAGAATCTATATTACAGTATTGGGATCAAGCTCAAGGAATTGATAGTATTTCTAGTGGTCTATCATTCTTTAATAATATTGAAAAGCAGGACATACAGAACCTTCTGCAAGAAGCTGATATAGATAAATCTGAAGTAAGAGATTTTTTATATAACCAGCCTTTTTATAAAGATACAAGCAGTCTAGGAAGAATGGGTATTAGAACAGCCTTGAGTAGTAAGGGTTTAAAACAAGGTGGAGAAGTAATAGATTTATCACAAGATATGATTGCACAATTAATTGCAGCTGGTGCTGACATAGAAATAATATAATTATGGCTAAAGTAAGAATAAATAAATTACCACAAGGTTTTGAATTAGTTGATGGTAAGATAAAGAAGAAAGCTTTAAAAAGAGACGGTGGAATGATAACTGGTGACCAGGCTAATTATGGCTTAGTTACAACTCCTCAAGAGTTTTACGGACAGACAAATTTTAACAATGACAAAGATCAGTCTGTTAGATACAGCTTATCTAGTGTTGCTAGAGAAGATGCTAACGTAGAAGCAGAAGGTGGAGAAACTGTATTAACTGATCTTAGTGGTGATGGTCAATTTGGATTATACGGAATAACAGGACCAAGACACTCTAGTGGTGGTGTTCCAATGTTTTTACCAGAGCAGTCTTTTATTTATTCAGATACTTCATCAATGAAGATGGATAAAAGTGAACTTGCTGAGTTTGGAATAGAATCAAGAAAGAAAAAAACACCAGCACAAGTATCCAGAAATTATCAACTCAATCCTTTTTACGCAGAAATAAATAGTCAATATGCAGATGACATATCAACTAGAAGTGCAGAGCTAATGCTCAAAAAGAATATGAGTAACTTATCTAAGTTAGCATTTGGACAAGAAATAAAAAAGAATTTTGAAGACGGTGTCCCTCTAGCAGCTTACCCCTATCTTACAGAGCAGGGTATAGATCCAATAGATTTTGCTGCAACTGTTGAAGAGCAAACTAGACAACAAAAAGAACTAGAGCTTATTGCTCAAATGCCACCTCAACAACAACAACAAATGCTTCAAATGCAAGCAATGATGAATAGTGTTGATCAGCCACAGCAACAGCAACAGGGGATAGGAGATCCTTCTGCAGAAAATGCAGGAATGCAAGATCCTAGTAACTTAACTCCTGACCAACTTGCAGCTAGTGATCAACAGTTAATGGCAACATTGCAAAAAGGTGGAGAAAAAGCTTCAGAATACTTTAATACACAAGGTGTACCTCAAGTAACTAACGAACCTGGCGCAGGGGGTCTATCATGGCCTTCTGCTATAGAAGATGCTATTTATAATGCAGATACTAAATTATGGGAATTTAATGGTGGTGGTGATTCTTTAAGTACTGATGATCTTATAGCATTGGGTATGTCCTATGAACAAGGTATAATACCAGAAGATAGTCCTTATATGGCTTCAGAAACAGAAACTGCAGTAGAAACAGAAACTGCAGTTGAGGCACCTAATGGTGAAGTTGATGAAGTAACAGCTACAGTTGCTGTATCTACGGATGGTGTAACACTTGATAGTTCTACTGATCCTAATCCTACTTTAGAAATGCCTGCAGGGTTTCCAACAAATCATCCTGACTATGCTAAATTTAAAGCTGCGGTAGATAGTGGTAACTATACTATAATTGCAACAAGAGATGAAGTAAACGGAGGAACTAAATATGAAGCTGTAGAGATAATTAAACCTAATAACTTTGAAGATTTTGTTGAGGAAGAAGTAGAGCAGTTTAAAGTTTATGGATCTACTGATGATATGATTACTGTAATCAGTCCAGAAGATTCAAAGATTAATGAAATATATGAAGGTGCTGATGCCAATAATGTTAGAATAAGAAAGGGTATAGCATCAGGTCAAAAGAGACCAAGAGTTCAAGGACAGGTTCCTGAAGGTATTTCTTTTGGTGGTGATTTTTCTACTCCAGCAGCAGAAAAAGATTTTAATATACGTTATGGTGATGCTATAAAAGAAAGAATGCCTGAGTTTAATTATCAAATGAAATCAGGTGTTTGGAATGGAGACAAACCTATAGATGCTCAAGCTAAAAAATATTATAACCAGTGGATAAAAGCACAGGGTTTAATGCAAGATATTGAAAATGAGAATCATGCTAAAGCTTTTGGGCCTAATGCAAAAAGTAAACCTAGGATTTTATTTCCATGTAGTAATGACAGACCCGGTACATGTGTTGATGGTAAATTAGGTTTTGATACATTTAATAAAGGAAGAACATACATAAGGACACAGGACCAAGATAGATTTGAAGGTTTTGTAGAAGATCCAAGAAAAACTCCTGAACCAGGGCCTATTCCTGGTGACCCGGTAGATCAACCAGATTGGTGGTGGCAAGATTTAAATAACATTGCTACTCAAAACTCTTTGGAGAATCCTTTGTTTATGCCTAATGTTCCAAAGATTCCACAAGAAAGAATTAATTATGTACTTGATGATTGGACTGGTAAAGCCAATATGATAAATGCAAACTTTAATGCTTATGCTAAAAATCTTAGAGCATTTGGAAAAGGTAAAGTTGCAGGGACAACTGCATATGGTAAAGCTGCTGAACAAATAGGACAAGCTGTAGGTAATACAACACAAGCTAATATCAAAACAATGAATTCTGTTGCAATACCACAAGCTCAATTAAATTTAAGAACGGGTGTTGCTAATGCCAAAGCATTTCAAGATGAGTATGATGGAAGCATAAGAGCACTACAAAGATATGTTGATTTTGAAAATTGGAATAAAAAGGAAACTAATAAGTTATATAATCAAGCAATAACTAATAGAGCAAATACATATAACATGAATATGCTTAAAGATGTTATGCAGACTAGTCCTGACCTAGGTGGTATACAAACTAAAAAGTGGGACAAACCTTTAGACCCAAGTAAAGGGAAGGTTGACCCTAGTACAGCTAGATATGATGAAATGTTAGAATGGGAAGAAAAGATTAAAAAACAGAATCCTAAAATGGATGCTGAGGAAAGAAGAAAAAGATTAGAATATATTATGCAAGGTAAATTGACCAGCAATAATAGTAGATCTAATAAGGATGGTTATGATGATATAAATAATAATGACGATCCTGCAAATGATTTTGACATACCATCTGTATCAGTACCAAATACTCAAGTAAGTAAAAAAGGAGGGGGAATGAAACGTTTTGCATACCCTTTCTATTCAGGAAAGATGGGTATATAAACATTAAAGGTTTATTTAATTAAATAGGTAAACTTTATAAATTATAGTAAATTTGAATTATGGCTACATTTTTAAAAGGAGAGAAGAATTTTTACCCGGAGGTTAAGGCTTTTACACCAGATTATAAGTTTTTATCTGCAACATTAGATGCAAGAGAAAGCAAGTATATGTCAGGGTGGGAAGCTACTAATGATGTATATAGTAGAGTATACTCTGATTTGAGTAGACAAGATAATAAAGAAATCCAATCACAGTTTATAGATAGCTTAACACCTAAGCTAGAAAAAATATCAGGTCTTGATTATTCTGTTGCAAGAAATGTAGATGCGGCCAAAGGTGTATTTGCTCCTTTTTTTGAAGATGATTTAATTGTAAAAGATATTGTGTATACATCTACATATAAAGATCAATTAAAATTTGCAACACAACTGGAGAATGCAGCAGATCCAGAAGCACGTGAACTTTTTAACCCAATTGCAATAGAGGCAATGCAGTTTAGACTAAAAGAATTTCAAGAAGCTGGTAGAAATCAAGCATTAAATATGAGGCTGCCAAAGTTTGTTGAAGATGCAGACTTAACTCAATATGCACAAACATATTTAAAAGAAAGAGGTTTAACAGCTGTACAAGATACATTTCAAGGAGGTGGTCCAGGTAAAGATGGAATTTATGGTACTGATGATGACAAAGCACCTAACACACATTTTATAATCAAGAAAAAAAACGGAGACCTGATTGAAGGTAGAGCACGTAATATGATTATGAATGACCTTTTAGATGATCCAAGAGTAAGACAATGGTATGATACAAGAGCATATGTAGAGAGTATGAGGTTTGCTGAAGGAGCAATGAAAGATGGTGCGGTAGAATCTAGGGCTCAAGGTGTAAGCATATGGGCTAAACAACAACTAGAAGTCTTACAGGATATTAATGGCAAGCAAACAGCAAGTACAGGTAATGAGATAAATAAAAGAAAATCAGCAAATGTTTCATGGGAATCTTATAAAGAATCAAAAGGACTTTTACCAGCTGAAAAGAAACTGGTTGAAGAAAATAAGAGTACTATAGAACAGCTCCAAGATGATTTAGAAAGAAGACTTGGTACTAAAGAGTTTATAGAGATGCCAGACAATAGTGATGAAGCATCTGTTTCAAAAGCTTATGCAATACTTGCTAATCAATATATGATTCAAGACATGAATAGAGGAGCCTTTCAGTATGCCTATACTGATACGGAAGAAACTATGAGAGAGAATAAGTTTAAGCTTGAAGAGGTTAAACAAGGTTATGAGTTAAGTAAAATTAGATTGAAGGCATACTTTACTTCTAAACAATCAACGCAAGACTTTGATGAAGCTACTCTGTTGGCTGATCAAGATGGTAATATAAAAGCATCACTAGCTAATCAAGACTTTCAAAATAAATTAAAGTTACAACTTGCAGAAGATGAAAGCAAAGGAAAAGAACTAACAAAAAATAGACAGAGTTCAACATATGATCCAGGTAGACCGGGTTCTCAGTTATTTTCAATAAATGAAGAAGGAGAATTTAAGCATGATGGTTTTATGAACTCAAACACTAATGCAATTGCTAAAGATGAAGAAGCTTTTATAGTAGAGAAAGCAGATCTTATAAAAGAAATGCTTGCATTAAGATATCCAGGTCAAGAAAAATACTCTATTAATATAGGTACAGAAGATGAGCCTAATATGGTAGAAAAAAACCTTGATGAGATTGGAATATTACTTAATGAAAAAGTAAAAGTCTATAATAAAGATACGCAAACTGAAGAAGATTCAGATAAATTTGCAAACATAGGATTGTTAGAAACACTATTTAAAGACAACGCAAATTTCTTTGGTACTGAAAATGCAAAAAATGTATATAAAGAACACCCATCTTGGGTACTTGGTGATGACGGTGTTAGAAATTCAGGTGATGAAGCTAATACTTCTTACAATAAAATGGTAGCAAGGTTATATGGTGTAGATCCACAGAACCCTGACCAACAAGGTATTATAACAAGAGAAAGTACTTTTAATAAAATGGTTAAAAGAAATTCAGAGACTTGGTATAATGCTGCTGATAATGCTAACTCAGCATTAACTGCTGAAAAGGGGGGTAATGTGGCTTACACAGAAATGGTTAACGCTGGCTATCCTGTACCATATGTAATAGAAAATGGTGTAAAACAATTCATGAATAAGGCTGATTACGTTAAGAAGTTTACAGAGATGGCTATGTCAGGATCAATTCAAAACTTTGATGTAACTGGTCTTGGTGGAGATGAAAATTCTGGTGATTCTAATCCTGATTGGATGGATAATCAATTAAAAATGATACCCGGTTTGACAACTCCTATTCTTGTGAACTTGCCAGACATGGATGCTATTCAAGGTAAAGCAAGTTTTATGTATGAAACTTTAAAGCGATCAGCTAACATGTATGTTGGGAATACAGATGTTCAAACTTACTTAGGTTTAAATAGAGAAACTAGTATACCGGGAAGCAACATTGCATTTACAACTACAGAAAGAGTTACTAGTACAGCTAATCCATTACCAGGAACAGATGCATATAGAATCCAAATGCAAGTTCTTAATCAATACAAGCAAAGTAGTAAAGATCCTAATCAAATAGTTACAGTAATACAGATACCAGAAACTGTGCAAGATATAAAGTATATAGATGTTACTAAACCAGATTTAACTAGTGTGTCATCAAGAGCAGCAAACATGTTGTTTCAAGAAGCAATTGTAAAAGGTAATGAAGCTGCTAGCTTTTTTGAGATTGAGTACTTTCAGAACTATGGTGAAGAACAGTTTGATGACATGGGTGAATTAATATCTGTTCCTAAAGCAGGGTATGTTATTAAAAACTTTGATCCTGCATTTATTAAAAAATTAGTAGAAGATGATAACACTCTAACTGATGACGCAATAAACGCTGCAGCTAAAAGAGGTGTAATGTTTGTGTTTAAAAGAGATAGTGATATTAGCCCTGGTAGTTTTGAAAAATCATCAAAAGGTTCCTATATCAAAAAAGAAATTATGCTTTCTGATAATAATGTATTTAAATATACAAGCCCAGGAGATTTATTTTCTCCAGGTGCAGCAACTTTTCAACAAGTAAGTGAAGGCCATATAAATATTAGTCTTACAAGAAATGTTTACAATCCTTTGAGTACAGATCCTAGTAACCAATTTACAGTTGTAAATGATTCCCCAATAGAAATCAGGTATGATGCAGGTGAAAATTATTCACTTGATCTTACAAAAAAATATGAACAAGTTCAAAACATACTTAAAGCAACTGAAAGAAATAACAATGCTGTTATGTTTCAGATGAGAGCTAAAAGTTTAACTGAGGAAAAATGGAAAACAGAATGGAAAGTAAAAAATCCTGGACTAAAGCCTGATGCTGCAGATGTAGCATATAAGACAGCAATGGAACAAGTAAATAGTATTGAACAACTGCAAACTAAGTAAATCAACATGGCTGAACTAAAGAATGAAGAGTTAAGTAACTCTACACCAGAACAAGATTTAAGTTTAAAGGATCAGATTATTGGAGAATCATCTTCAATGAATCCAATTGATTCTTCTAAGCCTTACATGAATATTCAAGATATGCTTTCTGATGATCCTAATCTTGTACCAGATCAATATAGAAATACAGTATCAGAATATAGAACGGCTATGGATCAATTTGGACCAGAGGCTATTGCTAATTCATACATGACTGATTTTTATCCTGACTCTCCAGGATTAGCTACAGGAACATATAACCCAATGCCTGAAAAAAGTTCTTATGAGAATGAAATTTCAGCACTGAGAGATTCTTTAAGAGCACCATTAGAAAAAGAAGAGGGAACAATTTCCGCTCCAATCTGGGATAATGTTAGAGCATTAAACTTTGATAGAGCATATGAAAGCAATATGTTTAGTGATATAGGTTTTACACCTTATGCTGACATGGATCAAACATATAATAGAAACCATAGTGCATGGGATGGTTGGTCTAGAGGATGGGATCAATTTAAAAATCTTGCTGGAACTGGTATGGTTTCTAGTTACAGATCTTTATATGATTTAATTGATGGTGATGATTATTTAAGCTCCCCAGATTTAGACTCCGCTTTTGAAATGGAGGATGCAATGAGAATAGGTGGAAGTACTGATGGAAGCTTTATGGGTAAGTTGGGTAACATAGGATTAAACTTTGGTTACACAGCTGGTATTGTAGCTTCCGTTGCTGTAGAAGAAGCAGTAGCTGCGGTAGCTTCTGCAGCAATGACTATCCCTTCAGGTGGTGCAAGTTGGTCTGTATTTGGTGCAACAACTTTAAGAAACTTAGGCCGTATAGGAAATCTTTTTGATTTTAAAAGAGCAGCATCAGCATCAGCTGCATTGTTAAAAAGTTTGAATAAAATAGAATCTTCAAGAGATTTTTATAGAGCATCTAAAGGAGCACTAAATGCTGGAGGTAAACTTTTTGTTCCTGAGATTACTCATGCAATTAAAAATTGGAAGACTACAGGTAATACTGCACAGAACTTATTAAATATAGGAAAGAACAGACATATCTTTGGTGCATTTTATAGAGATGTTAGAATGATTAATGCATCAATGTCTGAATCAAAGATGGAAGCCGGTATGGTTTATAACCGTGTTGAGCAAGATGCAATCAATTATTTTAATTATAAAAATGGTGTAGGTAAAGGGGTTACTAATGAGCAAGCTCAACAAGCAAGAGTGAAAGCAGCAGAAGCAGCATTCAGTGCTCAGATGAGAAACTTTTTAATCATACATGCTTCTAACAGAATTGTACTTAGAAATGCATTTGGAGGATGGCAAAGAAAAATAGGAGAGGCAAGCAAAAGAGTTTTAGCTACTGGTGTTAAAGGACAAGCTACCAAAGGATCAAAATGGCTATTGTCAAGAATGAGACAAGAGTATAAAATATCTAAAGCCCTTAATGGTTGGAAAGCAGCACCTAAAGTAATGGGTTCTCAATTACTCAGATATGGTGCAGCTAATTTTGCTGAAGGTATACAAGAGGTTTCACAAGAAGCTATATCATCTGCAACAGTAGGTTACTATAGTTCTTTGTTGAGAGATCCACTAGCTGGAGCTCCAGGAACTTATGGTGCTTATGGTACACAAGCTGCTGGTAATTTATTTTCAGCAGAAGGAGCAGAGGTTTTTGCAAGTGGTTTTTTAATGGGTGGTCTGGCAGGACCATATCAACAAGTGCTTTTCCAAGGAATGCCTGCATTATACAGAAGAGGTCAATCTGCTTATAATAAAAAGTATAAGATGCAAGAGGATGGTAAATACTCCAACCCTTACAAAGAATATAATGATGCACGTGAGAAAGCTGTTGATGATATTGTTTCTCAAGTTAATAAGTTTGCTGATGCAACTTATGATGGTAAAAATCCTTTACAAGGTATACTTTCACCAGAGCAATTAAAGCTATCAATGCAAAAACAAATTGCAGGAGAAATAAATTTGAACATTGCTGTGGGTGATAGAAAATCATATTTTGATAATAGAAATATGTCTGAGTTCAATAACCTTTACACTGCATATCAAAATGGTTCAATAAAATTTCAAAAAGATGACTTGAAAGCATTGTCTAAATTAAATGATAAAGACTTAGAAGCAGCATTTGGAGATACTAAAAGAACAGCAAAATCATTAAGAAAAAAAATAGGAAGACAACTAAATCTTATAGATGAGTATGGTAAAAACTATGCTGGTAAGTTAGAAGGTATATTTCCTAGTAACAGATATGATTTGTCTCAGTTAAAAAGAGGTACTGTAGAATATGAAAAAATGGCTTTTAGAAAGCAAGCATTTGAACACTCAAAAATGCTTTACATATTCACTAATGAATCTTTCAAAGATGCTGTTAAGAGACAAGCACAAATAGAACAAGAACTAGAATCTGAACCATTGTTTGGTAATCAATCATTTACTGATATAAGATTGCTGTATACAAACGATACTATACAAGAAGAGCTTTCTGTTTTACAAGATGAGATTAATGCTTCAGAAAACTTAACTCCTAAAGAGAAAGAGTTAACTGCAAAAAGAAAAAAGAAAAGAGCAGCATTAGAAAAGTACTCTAAAATTTTTAATGACCCAAAGAACCAAACTAAAAAAGGATACTTTGCTAAAAATAAAGTAAATAGCTCAGGGCTAAAGGGGGCTTTTAAAGAATACATACAAATGCTTGCAGGTAGTAATAATGATTTTATTAACTACAGCAATATAGATAACGCATTAACATTGCTTACAGATCATGTAGCCTTACAAGAAGATGCATCTGCATTTAGTAAGTCAGTGGATTGGTTAGCTAACCCAGAAGGTCAGAAGCAAATAGAAGATAGAACAACTGAGTATTTAGAGTTCCTATACAGTAACAGAAAAGAAATATATGCAAGACAGACTAAAAATTATTTAGATGTTATTCAGAAAAATGATTTAATAAATGCATTTTCAGAAAAAGGTATATTGGTAGAAGAAGAATTTCTTAAAAGTTTCCTAGAAGATGACATTACTATAGAGGAGTTTACTGATGGTATAAGACAAGGTAAGTTTATAGAAGATGGTAGACGCTTAAATATGAACATAGAGGCGGATGCAGATAAACTAGCTTATGTTATTGCTGTAATTAATACTTATGCTGNTGTAGTAGCTGATCAAAAAGCAAGAGAAAGTGTTTCTCCAGAAACTGTAATGCAAGAAGAAATAGTTGACATTGAGCAGGTTTTACAAGAAGCAGAAGTTCCAGAAATAGAAGTTGATCAAGATAATGAAAACTCTGATGTTCTTAGAAATATCCTTGAACAACAATATATTATATATAGATCTAATGAAGTTTCACAAACTCCACTGACATATGATGAGTGGAAGAAAACTGGTGATGCTCTAAAGATTACACTTGCTTTTGATGCTATAAAAAGAGTATGGGCTAAAGGATATAAAATATCTGTAGAAGAGTATGGTGTTCAAAGTGAGAGAACAAGAATACCAACAATAGAAGAAGTTAAAAATGAAAAAGGATTTCAAGAATTCTTAGATAGTAGAGAAGGTATTGAAGACCCAACTATTCAAAAAATATTAAGTGATTTAGATTTAACTTATGATATTTTTACTAATAGAAATATAGATACTAAAAGTAATTTAAAACCAATCAAAGGTGGTGACGGTGTAATGTTTAGAGTTATACCAAAAGATGTTGCTGGTACAGATGAAAAACTTTATCAAATACTAAATAACACTGGAGCGGAATTAACAGCCATTCAATTAGATTTAATTGATGGATTTGGTGTTTATAATACTAAACAAAAAGCCATAGAGCAATTTAACATATTAGAAGAAAAATATTCTGATGGTAAAACTTTTAAATTTGATGGGTTAAATCTTGTCAAAGGTCAATTTGTTTATGATAAAATAACAGGGGAAGCATTTAGAATTACAAGAACTCCTTTAGGTACTAAATTAACTTTAGTGTCATCTGAGGATTATGGTAAAGCTGAAAGAAAAAATCCTATAAGATATGAAACTGAATTAGATTTTTCAGAAAGATTTTATATAGAGAAATTAATTATTGAGAAAGTAGACGCTGGAGCTGCAAAGGTGAAAGCAGATGATGCTGTTGCAATATATGCCAGGGAAGGTAAGAATGAAAGTAAAGAGTCTGCTAAAGAGCGTTTAAATTATATAGTTGCTAACTTAGATGAAGAAGGTGTATCAAAACTTACAATCAAGGTTTCTCTAAATAATGAGCTCTTGCCTTCTGACTATAGTATGAGAGGTGCTATGATTCCTAACCCTTATATAAAAGACAAAGGAGAAAAGTATAACTTAGAGATTGCTATAACAGATCCTGATATGTTAAAGGACATAAATGAAGGTTTAGTTGCTGAGGGTTTAAAAGCAATAGATCCTGCTTTGAATGGAACATTTGCTCATTTAAGTAATGACCGTTTTATATTTGAAGTATCTCAAGGTAAAGTATTTACACCTGCTACTATGTCTATTGATTTAGCAAAACAAGTATTTGTAGTAGGTAAAAATCAAACTATAGAAGGTCAATTAGAAAAAGCTAAAAATAGTTGGGCTGATAATGACGCATTAATTAGTTTTATAGATGGTATATATTCTGAAGGTCAAACAGAAGTAGACTTAGTTTCAGTTATAGGAAATGGATTTAGACTCAATAAAGTAGATGGTTATGCTGATTATGATGGAGCTAATCCTATGGTTACTTTACAAGAGTTTTATGATAAAGGATTAACATCCAATGGTGCTGGTGGTATAATTATTTATGATAACACTAGAAGTGCAGATGGCAAAACAATTGATGGTAAACCTAATGCAATAACTAATATTGCTGATGATGATTTAAACAAAGCATTACTGGATGAAGCTGAAGCAGGATTAAAAAAGAATGGAAGCTGGCAAAAAATGATTGGAGATAACTCAATGGGTTATCAAGAAAGATATCAGTATGCTATAAAACAATCAAACGGAACATGGACATTAGCCACTGCTAAGACTGTAGGTCAAGATCCAGCAGTAATAGAAAATTGGATGTCTTCAATGATGGATCAAGTGTTGTTGATGAAAGAAGGCATAAAGAATGACAAAGGTGGTTTTACAACTAAACCTTCTATTGGACCTACTGGCAACTACATTAACGGTGCTACAAATGCTTCTATTGGTGCAGAGGTTGATCTTTTTAATAAAACAAATAATGAAGGTATTAGGATAGCAATGAATCCCGGTACAAATTTATTTATTACAGTAGCACCATTTGGAAAGATAAGAGCTGTAGTAGAAACAAACCGTACAAAAACGGGTGTAGTATATTTAACAGTAGAAGATATTAAGGCTGAAAGTAATCCTATGGTTAACTTGAAGAACTTAATGGACAAGGTAAATACAAAGATGGCTGAAGTGGGGTCACCTGCAAGAATTGCATTGCCTCAGTTTAGTACATCATTATCTTTAAATGCAACTGTTCAAACAATGATGGAGTCATTGGCAACTAAACTAACAACAAAAGTTAGAAGAAATGCTACATACATTTTCCAAGCAACATCAGCTAAAAGAGAAGCATCAAATAATAAAGCTGTTAATGTATCTCAAACACCTGTTGATCAAGCAGAAGCAAACACAAAGAAGCTAACTGACTTAGGAGATAGTATCACAACAGACGCTATATTCCAACAGACAGAAGTCTTTACAGATGCAGAAGGTAACCCTATTCCAAAAGGACCTGAGCTAACCGCAACAAATACTGCAGCAGTAGATTTGACATCTCTTGCTCAAAAGCCTTTAGATCAACTCAATTCTAAAATGAAAGAGATTGAGCAAACCATAAAGGATGAAGTTGGACCACGTGGTTTAGCAGAAGCATTAAGAAAAAATGAAGTATACCAAAAATTAAAAATAGCTAGAGATAAGTTAATAGCAAACAAAATTGCTTTATCATTTACAGAGTCTGATATTAAAGACTTAGAAGAATTCACTGTATGGGCACAGAATAACCTTCCTAGCTTTATTACTATAGAAGATATACGTGCTCTAGGATCCAATATGTTAAGAGGTGGAATCAGAGTAGGTGGCTTTGCATTAAACTTAAATGCATTGGCTGGAGGATTGAAGATAGGTGGAACAATCTATACTGGTTCTTCTAATCCATTTAAATACCATGAAGCGTTTCACTCTGTTTACAGATTATTACTTACTCCTGAAGAGCAAGAAAATTTAAGATCTATTGCAAGAAAAGAAGTAAGAGCTAAACTCAGAGCAGAAGGAAAGTCTTTTGTAAAAGAAATACAAAAATTTAAGAACTCTGCTGAACAGTATGATAGTCTTAGTAAAAAAGAATTGGAGAACCTATACTATGAAGAGTATATGGCTGATCAATTCCAGTTGTTTAAAAATAACGCTACAGATAGTTCTACAAGTTCAGAAGTCAAATCATTCTTTACAAGATTACTAGAATGGATTAAGGGTGTTTTTAGTAAGTATACAAAAAATGAACTTAGTAAATTATTTGAAAACATTGATGCAGGTAAATATGCAAATGCTCAAGCTGTATCTAATGATTTTACAGATAACTATAGTAACGGTGTTACAATAGCCAATGCAATGATCCCTTATAAGTCATTACAAGTAGGGGTAACAAAAGGTGAATTATATTTAGAAAGCTCTGTTGCTAATAATATAGTCTTATCTATGGCAGCTATGTATATAGAAAGACAAAAAGATAACCCATCAGAATCTGAGATTGATAGAATGAATGGGATTATTTCAGACTTTGCTTGGTTATATAATAAAGATAATGAGGCAAACATTGAAAGCATAAGCAATCCGGATAAAGCAGAATTGTTATCAAAGCTGACTGATGCCTTTTTGGATTCACAAACTTATGATGACAGGACTCAATCTCCATTTTATAAAGCAGCATTTTCTGTATTAGATACTATTGATTTTCAAAAAGCTGTTGAAGAGGATCTTGCAGAAGAGTATGAACAAGAAGAAGGTCTTAGAAATGTAACTCAGTTTGGTAAGGAAACATACTTGAATGGTAGTTTTAGTTCTTTATCTACATACATGAGAAAGTATTTAGCAACCATTACAAGAGAAGAAGGAGATATATTTGGAAATCAGTTTATAACTAGAGATGACGGAAGAGAAGAAAAACTTATAGTACCAATAAATGTATACAATACATACAATGGTATAATGAAAGCTGTTACTGGTAGAACTGAGCCAATTGAAATACTACAATCACTTGCAATTTTTGCAGATAGTAATCCAGATACCAAGGCTGCAGTAAGCAAAATATTTAATGACCTAGGTATAAACTTGGGTGATCAAATATCTGAAGAGCTTTTACCAACTACAATTACAAATAGTATTTTGTTTAATCAATTAAAAGCGTTTGTTAACTTTAAGGTTGAATGGTTATTCCAGAAAGCAGATAAAGCTGGTAATGTTATAACATTTTCTGCAGCGGAAAGAGATGATGCAAATACCCAATTGAGTTTGTGGAGCCAAGCATTTACTACATTTCTACAAGAGTGGAAAATTAGACCTCAAGGTAGAGACAATGCTGTAAGTTCTGTATCAGGTTTTAGAAGAGTGTTGTTAAGTGGTCAAACATTTAATAAACAACAGTTAACTGATCAAGCCAATAATATATCAAAGCTTGTTTATGATACTACTGGAATAAAGTTATCTCCATTGTATGTGAAGTATAGCATATTAAAAAGCAATGGTGTAAACAACAATGATGCAGATCAGCAACTTTTATTAAGTCTAAATACAGAGGCAGAAGCCATAACTGCAGAGCAGCTTTATTTCATACAAGAAATAATAGCAAATAAAAAGAATGCTCATCAGTTATATAGTGATGAAGAAGGTGCTGCTGGTAGACTTAAAATGATGGCTGTTAATAATGCTATATTTGATGAGACTATAGGGTTATCAGTATTTAAAAATGTTAATGGTGATTTAGTTAATACACACCAAAAGCCAACCTTTCATTTAAAAAGAGTGGCTGCATTAAACAACCTAAGTGAAATAGATAGATTGCTGTTAAAACCATATCTGAGAGATAATTATTTATTAAACAGTGAAGAGTTTCTAGCTATGTCTGCATCAAACTTGCTTAAAATTAAAAGAGTTTCTGGTGTAGCTGAAGTAGAAACATTGGATAGAAACGCAGATTATGATCAATATATTAGTGGTGTATTAAATACAACAGAATATGGAAGCTTTACAGCAACTCAATTTTTAACAAACTTAATAAACAACTATACTTTAGATTTTAATACAAAGTCTTTAGCGTTAAAGAATACAATAGTAAATGATGAAACTCAACAAGTAGAACAAATTGGAACTGCTCCTGTACAGATTAGAGTTTTAGAAAGCTCTAATACAGATGATAAGATATCACTTCCTGTAATACAAGCGGTTTCAAATGTTATTGATAAAGCAATTACACCAGAAGCTATTGATATAGCCTATGGTTTTGTTAAGAATGAATATAATAGAATTGTACGTGAACAAGGTGAAGAAGGTATTCAAGATTCATATAAAGGTTATGAAGAAAGAAAAAATACATTCTTTAATAATAGTGACTTAATTTCTGATGAACTTAAATTAGGCTTAGAAGAATCAGCAAAGGCTAACCTTGAAGGTAAAACATTTACCTTTGAAGAAGCTTTATCTAATAACGAGAGTGGTGATAAAGACTTTAGAAAACAATTAGAAAACAGACTTAATGCAAAGTATGATAGATTTAAAAGTTTGTATGACAGATTAAATATAGATAGTAAAATATCTAAAGAAATTAAATCCGGTCTTGTTCAAGATAAAACAGGAGATGCTAGGGCTAAGGCTGTTGAAGCATCTGCAAAACTAAACATGAGATTTGATAAGGACTACAACCTTAAACAAATATTTTTAAATGATTATTTAAATACCAAGTCTATAAATGAATTGCTCTTAGGTGATCAAGCTTTAATTTTAAAAGATGCGGTTGATCAAATTAAAAGAGCTAAAGGTCAGAATGCAGCATATGATAATGTCTATACTTCTTTAACAAGTGAGAAGTTAGGGGTAACTTCTGCTACAGAAGAGATATCAGTTCTTACGTTTACTGATCCTGTATTAGAATCATATTTTACAGGTAAAGATATAGAACGTGCAGATGCACAGATGTATATAACTACAAAAGCATTTAGACATTTTTGGTTTGGGTTAGGTAAACTTACTCAACAACAAGCTGATGTAATTACTAAAATAGAAAAGGGAGAAGAAATTACTACTGAAGATATATTTGGTGAGAGTGGTTTAATTGCTACTGATGGTATGTTAAACTCTAAGAAGTTTGTACACTTTGATGGTGAGTCATTTATCAAAATGTCTGCCTTTGTATTAACTCCAGAATACACATCTATAAATACAGGTAAGAAAGATGATAACGGAAATACAGTTTGGGCTGAGCATCCTTTAAGACCTGAGCTTCATAAGTTAAGACAAGATCTAGAACGTCTGGAAACAACTACAGGTAATGTATCAATAGCAACTCCTGTCTCAGCACAGAAGATGGCTAAGAAAAATATTCAATCTTTGACTAGTAGTATTACAGAACCTTCTAGTACTATTAGTGCAAAGGACTTTGGATTACAAGTAATAAATCCTAGTAATAAGAATAAGGTAACTGAAGTAAGTCAGATTAAAATATTGGCAACAAATGAACAGAATGATAAACAGCCAATTATTCTTGAAGGATATCCGGGTGTAACAAATATTGCTGATGTTAAGAGACTATATAATGATGCACTGAAAAAAAGAATTACTCTCAAGTATAAAAATAAAAGAAACCTAACTTTTTCTTTTGATGGTTTGATGTCTGAGTTTAGTGTGAGTAAAGAAAGAAATAAACTTACTCCTGACTTAGCAGCATTTATGACTTATGCAGTTAATTCATTAAAGGCATCCAAGTCAAGCGGTACAATAATGGAATTCTTTTCTATTGATCCTATTTCAGGAGAACCTAAATTTGATTTTAATAATCCACTAGCAGCGCCAAAGGCTCAACAATTATTTTTGAGTTACTTTACAAAAGACGTATTCCAAGAGAAAATACCAGGGCATGGTTTAGCTTTAGTATCTGACTTTGGTAATACAGTATTTAGACGTGTCTATAGTGTAGAAGAGGTAAAACAAAAAGATGGCACATTCAAATACTTGCCACTAAAGCATGAAGTAATAAGAGAAGATGTAGCTAAACGTATGAGTGGGTTAGAGGCATTTGATTACTCTTTATCAACTTTATCAGGAATGACAATACCAAAAGAAGGAATTGTAATTGTTGATAGATTAAGATATGGGTTACAAGAGTTTAATGCTAAAGGAGAGCCAACAGGTTTACGTTATTCTGAAGGTATGATGCCAGCTCACTTAAAAGATGTATATGAAAAGATACAATTAAAAGGAGGGTCTATACCAGATGTAATTGCAAAAATGTTTGCTGTACGTATTCCATCACAGGATAATCATTCTACTATGAATATTAAGCTTGTAGATTTTATGCCAGTATATTATGGCTCTTCTGCAATGTTCCCCGCTGAATTGATTGAAGTATCAGGAGCAGATTTTGATATTGATAAAGTATATACTCAAATTAAAGAATACTATTATTCTCAAGATGACAGAAAGTTCTATGCTTATGGAGAAACAAAAGGGAGAGAGTATGCTGATTATGTTGAATATATTAATAATGAAGTTCAAAAAGACAATTCATATTCTGAGGCAGTAAAATCATTTAAAGTCCAAGGTTCAAAACTTGAGGATTCTTATGATGATAGTGAGCTTCTAGACACACCGTTTACTGATAGTGGTTTAAAAGCAGTAACAAGATTGGGATTACCTGCAACAAAAAAAGCATACAACACATATAAAGAATCATATGGTGAACCTTATTTAGCACCATATAACAATATATCTTTGGATATGAGGTTTGCATTAATGGGTAATGAATCTGTACAAAACATTTCTGTTACACCTGCATCACTACTTGCTGTAGAACAATCATATGAATATTTAAAAAGGTTTGCGCCTAATTATGTTGCTAGTATGGATGGTGCACAAGTTGATGTTGATGATGCATACGGTAAAACAATTTCATTTATAAATAATAAAGGGGCAGCTATTGGAAGAGCAGTATCACCTAATTTATATTTAAGTTTACTTTCTGAATATAAAGTAAAAATAAATCCTGAGCAGGCCTTTGTCTTTTTAGGTAAAGAATATACTGGGTTTGATCAACCTCTAAATAAAGATGGTCAAAGAAAGCAAGATGAAATATCTGCTGTAATAACTATGCTTACTGATAATTCTAAAGAGAATTATATGTCTAAGCTAGGGATGCACCGTCAAGCAGTACCCCTTGCCACTAACTTAGTAGCTTTAGGGATGCCTTTAAAAGAAGCTATTCTTTTATTAAATGTTAAAGAAGTAAGAGATCTATTTGAGAAGGCTGCAAATAAAGAAAATAAATTTGATCCAAGTTTTGCAAGTCTTGTTAATGAACGTTTGTATGATTTAAAAGAACAAAAGAAACTTGGCACTCTACCAGCTGTAGAACGTGAAGAGGGTTCAGTATTCAGTAAGAAAATTGATGAACAATCACTGGGTCAAATGATTGAATCTGGTGCATCTGCACAACAGGAGATGGAGATATTAGATATTATATCTAAGATTAATAAGATTTCAAGTTTTACAGGTAAAATGAATTCATTAACTGGTATATCTGGTAGTGCAGGTTTAGGAAAAAACTTTGCTTCTATTGCTAAGACAAGAGCAGATCTTGTAGAGATAGGTGCAATAGAGGAGAAGGGTGTAAAACCTGATATGGATATATCCCGTATTCTAGAAAATAGTTTTGTAAAACAAAATTTAAATATCTTTAATGAGATAACAAATGAGTTATTGCCAGTTACATTCTTAACTGCAACAGATGGATTTACTGAATTTTATAATAAATTAAAAAAGTCTTTAGGAACAGAGTCAAATAAATTTACTGAAGAGACAGAACAAAAAATTAAAAATGATATGCTTTCTTATTTTACAATAAAAGCATATATGAATAATACAAAAAATACATTAAGTAAAGGTGCCGGTACATTAAGTAATCAACTTATATACCCCATAGTAGGTGCTCAAAATATTTTTGATTCAGTTAGAAGATTAAATGCTGCTGATAAAGATAATTTCTTTTTAAAATCATTTATTACACAGCTTCCAATTAGTGCTGAGACTAACATTAAAGGATTAAACTTGTTAGAAGCAAACACATGGAGAAATTTAAATAAGCTACAAAACATAGACTTACAAACTTCATTTGCTAAACTATATGGTAACCCTAACACAAGAAGAGATGCTATGACCATAGTAAATTATATTATGGTTAAAGATGGTTTACAACTAGCAAGTCAAAGTTTATTGCAAGCAATATCACCATTTGTTTTAGATGGTTATTTACAGCAAATAACAAATGCAAAAGAGTCTCTTCTAAATGATAACAACTATGAAGAAACATTTGGATTAAGCAAAGAGGAATTGTTTAGTGAGTTTGAGACAGGCTACTTAACGTCTAATGTTAATACACTTAAAATTGTAGGCAGAGAAATATATACTGATATAGCAAACCAGTCTACAGTTCAAGGAACTCTTAAAGGTCAGATTAAAATTACAGAAGCAGATGGCAAAAGAAAGCTAACTCTGAAGAAGAGAACAAACAAAGCTGATGAGTCATTTGAATATGATAATCAGCCTGCAGTAATAAGAATCTATACTGAAGCAGAGCAACAGAGTGGTAAAATGAAAAAGTCATCTAGACTTTATAAACTCTTACCTAAAGACACAGAAGGCAACTTAGATCAATCAAGTTATCAGTATATTGAAGTTCCAGCAATGGGATCTAATTTTCAGAATGGTATAGGGTTTATGTTTGGTCCTAGAGATACCTATGCTGAAGTTAGAGAAAACATAACAAATAAAGGATCAATTGCATTTGGTCAGGATATAGATATGCTAGGTGTTAACCAAGATATTGCTTTAGATGCTGCCTTAGATAATATGGAGTTTGACAGAAAGAATTCATTACCTGCTCAAGCTTTAGGTATGGAAAGTGCAAATGTATCTGCTACAGAAGACAGTGTAGATTTTCAAATAGATTCATCTGTTCCTCCAGTTAACATTGCACAGGTAGATGCTAATACATTTTTGGAAAGCATAACAACTCCTACAGAACAAACTAGTGGTGTTGAAGCTGAGATTAAAAGATTAGAGGCGGAAAGAGATAAGGAGTTATTGGCTAATAATAAGTTAAAATTACAGGATTTAAAAACAAAGGTTTCTAATAAATTTGGCACATTACAAGATTCTAAAGCAGAACTATTAGAAAAGTATAAAGGAAATGAGGTTATTGAGTTTATAATCAACAATCTTTATGATGTAAATCCAGGAAGTAATGCGTATGTAGATTTAGATGAATGGCGCTCTTCTGAAATATCAAAATTTAACTTAAAAAGTAATAAGTTAGAAGAAGCAGTTATTTTTAACTTTCCTGAGCTAACAAAAAAAGAACTTACTAATATTTTATCTCCTGTTAGTGAAAGTATTTTTCTAGAACACAAAGCTGCTTTAGTAGCTGAAGCAGAAGGTCTTTCTGGACTTCCTGATAATTTATCAGAATTAAATGCTGAAAAGATCATCACTAAATACGAGAAACTAATAGCTAAAGCTAAACAACAACAAACTAGTAAGGTTGAAATATCTTCTAATGCTAAAGGTTTAGCAGCAGCGCTTACTAATCCTACGGAATTAGCTAAGTCTAAAGGTAACCTTGCAGAGTCTTACCCTATAACTTTTAACGGTAAAAACTATAAAGATGTTGAGGCAGCTTATCAGGCATTAAAAGATAAGTCTGAAGCTAGGACTAAACCCACTAAGGAAAATAGTAATAACTATAGGTTGATGGTAGATTTAATATCAGCTAAATTAGAGCAACACCCTAGGTTAGTTTCTTCAATAACTGAAAAAGGAGGTGTTGATTGGATAAGTTCTTCTACTCACCAACCTACTAAACAAAATACAGTTTGGGAAACGGGTGGTCAAGATTGGTTTATTGAATCTTTAGCTGATGCTTATAGATCTACTCAACCAGCAACACAATCAAGAGAACAAGCTAATATTAAAACAGAGTCAGAAGGTGTTGTAGTAGCTGAAGATAACATGCCTAAATTAACTGCAAAACAAGATGAACAATTAGATTTATTTGAAGCAGCCTTGGAAGACAAGTATCCATTAATAACGGAATTCTATAATGAAACAATTAATGCTCCATATATAGCAGATGAATTTTCAGAGATGAGAAAAAATCTAGCTGACAATAAAATTGTATCTTTGGAGAGCCTGATAGCGCTGTATGAAGATCCTACATTAACATATAAGGGTAAAACTGAAGAGGAAAAAACTAAGAATTTCTTAGATGAAATTAAAAGATGTAATTTATAGAATATGGGAAAGTGTCATAACAAAAACTTAATAGAGTATAAAGCATTAAAGCAGGTTTACAAAACTGATATTATTACTAATAATGTAATCAATCAATATCAAGGACTTGCTAACAATGATAATATACCTACTACTCTTCAAGCTAAGAATATGCTTGCTGATAAAAAAACTTTGTATAATATAAAGCAAAGAGAATTTGGTACAGCTATTCTTAATAATTTAAGAAGATTAAAAATTATACATAGTTTTGAGGGGACATACTATATTAATAATACAGATCAAGAAACATTACAACCTAGTACGTCACTAGTTGAGTCTAATATAAGAAGGTTAAATAAATACCTTGAGGTAAATAACATTCCTTCTGAAACAGTAAACGTTAGTGCTACTAAGAAAACCTATGCTGTATCTATAAACAGTGATATGTTTTCTGCAAAAGATATGCTTGAGTCTTCTAGGTCATGGGATATGCCAAGATCAAGAAAGGTCATAATGCATCTAATGAAAATGTTTCCTGGTATTAATGTAAGGTTAGAGTCAGTTAAAGATGCTCAAGAATTATATGACTCACTACCTCAATGGAAGAAGTCAAAGGTTTCCTTTTCAGAAATTAATAGTTTTTATGTAAACGGTACAGCAGTATTAATAAAAGGGAGAGTTACAGATGAGACAGCAATAGAGGAAGTACTACACCCATTTATAGATGCAGTAAAAGTAGATAATGAGGTTTTGTTTAATTCTTTATTGGCAGAAGCAAAGAAGAATTTTCCAGAGATGACTCAACAAATTCAGGATGCGTACAATAACAAAAGAAGGTTTACTGAAGAAGACATACAGTTAGAAATAGTAACACAAGCACTATCAAGACATTTTAATAATGAATATGAGAGCACACCAACAAAATCTTTTATGGACAAAGTCCTTGAGTTTTTAGAGTGGTTTGCAGATATTATTAAAAACCTCAATGAGGTAATTACAGGAAGAGAAATTAAAGTAGATAACATATCTGAAAAAGCAACACTTACAGACATTGCAAAGTTGCTGAATACAGATGGTATATCTTTTAAATTAGAAAGTTCTGTAAATGGAAGAGTAAGGTATAACTTATCTCCTAAGAAACAAAAGATAGTAAACACACAAAAAGCTATTGGTGGGCCACTTCAAAAAAGAATGGTTGATAGATTGCTTCATTCTGTAAATGAAACAAAAGCAGAAGTAGATACGTTAACTGCTACTGAGTCAGTTAATTTTAATAGTGATGATCTTGTAATATTAAATAAACTAGATGGTAAGTATTATAACCTTACTAAAAAGAAAGTATTTAGATCAGCAAAAGAAGCATTGGGTAGACCAGAAACTCCACAACAACAACTGATAAAAAATGATGTTAGTACAATGCTTGATGCTATTGCTTCTAATGAAAATTTTGATAGTATAAAAGGAGACCTTTTAAATATAAATGAAGAAACAGGTAAAATATCTTTTGATAATTTAGTTGCTCAGATAGAAGTAATAAAAGATCCAGGAGACATAATGCTTACTAACGTTGTGTTTCATGATCAAGTTACTGAAATTGCATCAAAAGCAGACATAGTAATAATTACTACAGCAGGACAACTAAAGTTAATACAGATACAAGCAAACGATAGTAATGTTCTTACAACAAATCCTAAGACATGGTTACAGGGTATATTTACTAAGACTAGTGACATGGGAATTATATATGGAGATAAAAAAAATCCATACAATGTAGAAAAAATAACACTTGAAGAAGGCAGTCTATATGCAGAAACTACCGGAACTAAGTCTCTGACTTTAAGAACATTAGATTCATTAGAGGTTAATGTTCTTAAAAGAATGGTAGAAAACATGGGCTATGAATTAGCTTATGGAATAGGGAATGTGTCAAGCGTCCTTATGTCTTACAGTAAAAACAACATCAGGTTTGATGGTCACATGCCTCACGGATACAAACAAAATGTAGAAAAGGTTAATGCAATAATCCCTTCTGTTGATACAGTGTTGTCTCAAGAAGAGATATCAGACAATGTAATTAAAGATGCAGAAGAGCAAATATATAATGCTGAAAAAGATATAGAAGGTGCTGAGAATTTAGCAAGTACTATTGATCCAATTGACTACCCTGCACAAAGTACAATTCAAGGTGCTTTAGATACATATGAAAAAGCCCTACTAAAAACAACACAAGTTGAAGATTTAGTTAGGTCAAATATATATAGAGATAGAACACAAGAAGAAGTTAAGGAGGCAGTTACTAGTACTCTAGGGTATATAACAATAGCAAGAGCTGAAGGACCGGTTGCAGCATCTAGAGTATATACACAGCTATTGCAAGATTCTTTAAGACAAATGAAGTCTTTTAAGGAGTATGCACAAGACCCTAAGAATCAAAGTCAAAAAGAGTATATAACATATGTTCTAAACTTTAATAGGTTTCTTTCTACATTTGAAGGGCTCCATACTTTAGAAGCTAACAGTGAACTAAATGCAACACAAAGATCTTTAGTTGGTAGTATCAAAATAGAATTGACTCAGTTGTTGGGTACAGATACAGTTTCTCAAACAGGCAAAGGTAGAGGTATAGTTAAGACAGCTATATTGGATTATGTTGCTGCAGTTATAAGAGCTAATAACCCAAAGGGAGGTAAGACTGATGCACAAACTGTTATTCAATCACACTCAGGAGATACGTTAACACTAGATGATTTAGATAGACTATTAACTCTTGTTCCAGATATTAACAGTTCAGAATTATATGCTAAAGATTTAGCAACATCAAAAGATGTTATCCTTGCAACCATGGATAAAATCTATAAAAGGAAAAGACAAGAGTATTTAGATAAAGTTGATGCAAGAAAAAAAGATATAATAAATTCAGGTAAAACATTACTTGAGCTGTCTTCTGAGAAAGATTTACAAAAGCTATATGACTTTATGCTTGAGTATAATGAGGATGGTGATTTTACAGGTTTCTATGTTCAACGTGTTGGACAACAATACTATTCTAAAAAGAATGCTTTAAGGAGTGAGCTCTATGATGCTAACGGTAAACCATATAAATACTTTCCTATATACTCATTGATAAATGCTAACCCTGAACATGTACAATATAATAAGGACTTGTATTTAAAGAAAAGAGCATTTGCTGATTTCATGCAATCTGAAAGATATGAAGAAGGTAGTCTTATTGATGGTCAATATCATAAAGTAACAGATGAGTTTAATGCTATAAGAAAAAACTTTGAATATGCACAGCCTTGGGCAAATGGAGAAGGTGTTACTTGGTTAAAGAAACCGGGTGTTAATAAAAATGCTTATGATGTATATAAAGCTAAATACTATTATAAAGTAGACTACACAAAAACATTTAAGGATGCAAATAATGACCCTACCGGAGCAATAAAAGAGGGTGAAGATTTTTCTGCACTTAGACCAGAGTATACTGAAGTATTAGATACTAACACAGACACAGGTGAATCTTTATTAAGTGAGAAGTATGAGAAGATAATGAACCCAACAGATCAGCTGGGTCAGGCACAGAAGAATTTTTATTTAAAGTATAGAGAACATTATGAAGATGGTTTGCTTCAGAAACTTCCTAAAGCACAGAGAGATCAAATGCTTGGTAAGGTTCCTGTAATAGCAAATAACTTTGTTGATGAAGTAATGGCCAAGCCTGAATTTTTTACAAGGCTAATTCCAAAGTTTCTAACAAGTATTAAAGAAGTGTTTACTGAAACATCAGAACAAAAACAAGTTCTAATAAATGAAGAAGGTCAATTAGTTGATACTATGCCTGTTTTCTATACAGGTAACCCTAGAGTTGAAGGAGCACTTGAAGCAATATATGAACAGATACAGGCTTTAAAAGATCAAAGAACTGCAGGTGCTATAAACATTAATCAATATAAAAAAGAAAGATCAAAGCTAGAAGCACAGGCATCCAAGTTAAGATCACAACCTACTCTGGGTGAGGTTAGTAAAGACATGACTAAAAGTTTGGTTAAGTTTGCGGCTATGGCTGAGAACTTTGAGGTAATGGGTGAAATAGAAGACACATTACAAGCTATGCTTAAAGCTATTGAAATGAGAACTTATAAGAAACCAGGTACTCAACTTGAGCTTCTTGGTAAAGTTGTTGACACAGCAGGGAATATTGTAAATGCTGCAGTAGGAAAACAAAACACACAAGGCTTGCAAAGTAATGCTGCACAAAGAGCACACCATTGGATGAAAATGGTTTACTATGACAATGATAAAATTACAAAAGGAACTGTAGATAAGATTGCAGGAGGACTAATTAATGCATCTTCTTTAGCCTATGTTGCATTTAACGTATTTGGTAACTTGAATAACTTAACGTTAGGTCAAATTAACAACTATATAGAAGCAGCGGGCGGATTATTTTATAGTGCTGGTGATTATACTGAAGCTACCAAGATGTTTTATACTGAAGGAACAAAGGGTTTAATAGAAAGATCAGCAAGTGCTATAGGATCAGGCGCAGATTTTGTAGGAAGAGTAGCAACTTTAAATGCAGTTCAGTTAAAGAAAAAAGGTTATGATGAAAATAGACCTTTAAATAAATATGAAGCATTAGTTCAATACTTCCGTATGATGGATAATGATGCAGATATAAGAGAGCAATTTGGTCTTGGGGATGGTGAAGGTATATGGTCAAGATTTACAAACTTTGGTTACTCTCTTAACCAGGGTGCTGAATATAAAGTACAAAGTACTGTTGGTATGGCAATGCTATTAGGTACTCAAATTTCTAATGGTGAAGATTCATTAAATCTTGTAGATGCTTATGACTTTGACCCTTCAACAGGAGAGGTTAAATTAAAAGAAGGATACAACACAGTAATAGATAAGCTGTCTGGAGAAGAGATGACTTATGATGATAGGTTTAGATATGACTTAAGAAACAATATACGTGAAGTAAATAAACAAATTCACGGTAACTATGCTAGAGAAGACAGAATGGTTATTCAAAATAACTTTTTAGGAATTTTGCTTGCACAGTTTCACAAGTGGGTAATGCCTGCTTACAGAGCAAGGTTTCAATCAGCATACTACGATCAAAACTTAGGATGGTTAGAAGGTAGATATAATTCACTAGGAAAATTTATAGTTCATATTGCTAAAACTGCAGTTGTGGGTGAAAAAGGATTTAAAAAGTTTGGATTAAAAAGCTTAGGTCAAACCTTCAAGCAAGAATACGGATTGATTGAAACAAAAGATGGTTTTAATTATGACGAGGGTAAAGCAAACATGCTACTTAAAAATGTTTATAGGACTTTAGGAGAAGCAATGATATTAATTATTGTTGGTATCATGAATGAAATAGTAAACGGAGGTGATGATGAGGATGATATGATTACTAGAAAACTAAAAAATTATGCGGCCTATCAAACAGATAGAACATATAAAGAGATGGTTTTATTTAGTCCAATACCTGGCATGGGTGGGTATGAACAACTTTACCAAATGCTTAAGTCACCAATAGCCTCTACTAGAACATTAGGGGAAATAGGTGAAGCACTTTCAATGACTGTTGGAACAGGAGTTGGTTTATTATTCAATACTAAAGAAGAGTTTCTAGAAAACAGCAAATATGTTTATCAAAATAAGCCTAAAAAAGGTCAATGGAAGATTGGAAAAAACTGGAAAGATGTTATTCCGGTTTTATACACAATTCAAAAGTGGTCTAACTTTGAAAAAATGGATGATTTTTATATTAAATAAGACAAATTTACAGATTTAAACCTAGTGAGTGTCATACTATTTGTTTATATTATAGTATGTACCTGGGGAAACAGCAAATGAAATTTAACAATGACAACTAAACTCTTATTAGTGAGCATAACAGCATTCTGCACGTACTTATGTACGTACTTTTTTGATTTATCAATGGAAAACATGGAACAATACCTGGCGGTTTGTTCAGTATTATGGTTAGATGGCATTTTTGGAGTGTGGGCAGGCTGTAAAAGAGAGGGATTTAAAACATATAAAGCCTTAAGAATAACAAAGAACACCTTTACATGGCTGGCAATTCTGACAGTCATACTTATGATAGAAAAAGGTTTTGATGGAACAGGCTGGCTATCAGAAGTAATTGTAGTTCCCTTTATGGTACTTCAAATTATAAGTGCCCTAAAGAATGCGTCAATGGCAGGTCTGATAAAAACAGATGAGCTTAACAAAATTCTAGATAGGATTGATAATCATAAAGGATTAAGAAAATAAGTACTGAAAATACATGTAAGAGTTGTGATAAACCCATGACATATTATGGAGGGACCAAGATAGATGGCCCCTTTTTTTATTGCCATTTATGTGACTTAGTATTATTTATCTATCCTTCACAAGAAGAACACTCTAGTATATTACGTGCAAAGTCTTGAGCAGAACTTTTACTAAACTGATAGTATAAAGTTTTAACTCCTTCCTCCCAGGCATACATATAAAGTTTATTAATATCCTTTGCTGACACAGACGGATCAATCATTAAGTTTAAACTTTGAGATTGATCAATATACTTTTGTCTTTGAGCTGCTTGCAATACAATCTCTTTAGGAGATATCTCAACAAAAGATTTAAACACTTCTTTATTAGGAAAGTTTAAGTGTTGCACACTCCCATCTTTCTTAAGTATAGATTGCCAAGTCTTAGTATTATTTAAACCATGCTTTTCTAACTGTGCCTCTAGGAAAGGATTCTTATACACTGTCTTAGACTTAGCAAGATCCTTAATAAAGTAGTTGGACTTGATAGGCTCTATCCCCATGCTCACAGCTCCATGAATGAAAGAACTAGATTTAGTAGGAGCAATGGCCATAAGAGTAGTATTAGCATAACCATCCCTAATAGAATTGTATCCATGCTCTGTATGTAACTTTCTTGATGCTATCTCACTCCTGTCTTTAAGTGTTCTAAATATTTCACTGTTTAAACCTTTAGCTTGTAGTGAGTCAAACTCAATAAGTTTTGATTGAAATAATGAATGGTAACCCATAACACCTAGACCAACAGCTCTGTGATTTTTTGCAAAATTATAAGCTCTCTTCATACCAGGCATTGTTTCTGCCTTAATAATAAACTCATCCATTACTGCATTAAGAAAATACACATATGTTTCTACAGCATCTGTTTCTTTAATCTCATCCCAGTGCAACAGGTTAATGGATCCTAAGCAACACACAAAGGAGTTATAACTATCTGTAGGTAATTGTATCTCAGAGCATAAATTTGATGCAGTGATCTCAAGACCTAATTCTTTATAAGGAGAATTGTTATTAGAGTTATCTTTAAACATTATGTATGGAAAACCAATCTCACTTCTGTTTTGAATAATCTTGGCCCATACTTTACGTTTGCTTTTGTCCCCGGCTTTCATCTCTTCCATCCATGCATCACCAACTGTGACACCATATTGAAGATTCTGAATAGGGTTACCATCTGTTCCAATATCTAAGAACTCTAGAATGTCAGCATGCTCTACAGGTAAGTACACTGCACATGCTCCACGTCTTGCTTCAGATTGTTTACATACATCTACTACAGTATCATATATCTTAGCATAATGAACTGGTCCATCTGCAAATCCTCCTGTAGAAATAGGAGCACCTCTTTCTCTAATGTTTCCTAAGTAAGCTGAAGTTCCACCTCCATACTTAGACATCATTCCAATTTCACGGCCAGCATTTAATATACTGTCCAAGTTGTCATCTACATTAGATCCGTAACAACTGATAGGTAATCCTTTTGCTTTACCAAAGTTAATCCACACTGGAGTTGACAAAGAGTAATACCCTTTGGCCATGTAGTGTTCAAACTTTTCTGCAAATCCTTTTATATTCAAATACTTTTCTGCTTTAATAGCAATGTCTTTGATTCTTTGTTCAGGGGTTTCTGTTATATAACCCCTTGATAAAAATGTGCGGCTATCTTCATTCAGCCAGTAATAGTTATTATATTCCATAATTAATTGGTTTTAGAATAAGTCATCTTCTGTGATGCTTTTACTCTTCTTGTTGTAGTCTACACTCTTTTTATAGAAGAAGTCTCCTTCTTTGGTTCCTAATATCTCTATATCAAACCACTCAGTGGACCTTAATAGTTCTGAGTCAACTTCAAAGATTGACTTCATACCTATCTTCTCTAGAGAATTATTAAACCTGTTTTTTATAAAGTTCTGAATAGTTTCCTTAGATAGAAACTTTAGTTCACCTTTTTCAAAGATCCAATCTAGTATACCACACTCAGCAGTATAAGCTTTTTTACAAGCAGAATAGATTAGTTCTTCAAACTCTTCATCAAACCATTCAGGATTTTCTTTCTTAATGATGTTGATGATCTCAACTCCAAAGTTACCGTGTATCTCCTCTTCTTTTGATGTTGCTTCTACAACATTAGATATGCCTTTAAACACATTCTTTTCTTTATTGAAGCTCATCATAATCAAGAACTGGCTAAATAAGCTTACATGCTCTATAAATAAAGAAAACAGTAGTACAGATTTAGTATACATCTTATCATCTCTAGAACGTGTACCATCTAGGTACTTCTTTAAGTACTTAAGTCTACCTGCAATAGCAGGCACTTCAATAACACTTTGAAATTCTTTTTCAAGTCCTAGTATTCTAAGCAGCCTAGCATAAGCATCTTTATGTCTAACTTCTGATTCAGCAAATGTCATTCCTACATCTCCTACCTCAGTAATAGGCATGCGTTTGTACATATCAGCCCAAAATGTTTTCACATTAACTTCTATTTGTGCAATAGCCAACATAGTCTTTTTAATAACATCACGCTCTGATGGCGTAATGGTTACTTTAAAGTCTTGTATGTCCTCTGTAAAGTTAAATTCTGTATCTATCCAGTAAGAATGTCTGATGGCATCTTTATATGCTAGGAGTTGTGGGTACTCATATGGTAATATATTTGTTCTAGGTTTAAAAATGTCTCTGTTCATTATATAATTTGTTAAGGATTAAAAAGCCGCATCCCTCAAAGAAGAATGCAGCTGGTAGATAAGTATAATTTATAAAAAATATACCTGATAAAAAAATCTTAGAACTTAATATTTACAAATGATATTGTTAAAAATATTAAGCCTATTTCTAAACCACTGACCCAGCGGTATTTATCATCTTCACACAACACTTCACAGTTTACAGTTTTTAAACCAAGTAATGTTTCAGTTGGAAAAAACTCTATGTTAAATCTATTCTTAAAAACTAAGGGATTTACTTTACTCATAATTAATATATTAAGGTTTTTGTCAGAATTATTTGTATATTACATGTATACTTATCTTGCTGACACAAGACAAATATACCATTATATTTGATTAGGTTAATCAAAATTTGTATATTATTAGTATAGCACTTTAAAATTGAAAACAATGATTAAGAAATTGATACATGTACTTTGGACATTTAGTCCTCAAGACTATTGGAAATGGGCTTGGTCAAAGACTGAGGTTGATGAAAAAGTTATAGCAGGTGTAAAAGAAACTAAAAGGAGAACTAAGGCGGTTGTTAAAGCTGTCAAAGGAAAAACTAAATAGATGAGACAAGTTTGTATATTAATACAATGGCTTTCAAGAGGTAAGATTTGTTTGGGTCATTGCCGTCAAGGATTATGTAAAAAAACTAAAAGTAAATTATAATGGGAGACTGGGCATTAGAGATAGCATTTCACTGGCCGCATGATAGGTTGGCTTTAGGTTGGGATTATATTGCTCCAGATGGAGAGTATAATTATACAACAATGAAACTATATTTATTATTTGCTACATTAACATTAGATATATCATGAAGAAATATAAAGGAGGAGGAGGTCTAAAACCTCAAAAAATGACAAGACAAAAGACTAAGTTGTTATGTAAAATGGTTGACGGTGGTCAAACAGGAGACATAATGATGGATTCTTTACAACAAAAAATGACATTAGGCAGTAATGCTAAAAGGCTTGCAAAAAAAGCTGATGGCTCTGAACAAATGCAATCATATAAAATGGGTGGGTGGACTCACTCTGGAAAATAAGATATGAATATTTTAACTGACATATTAAGTTTAATAAAAAGAGGTAAGTTTACTGATGTAGCTAGCAATGATGATGTTATTGTATTAGGTATGTGGAATGAAAAACCAGAAATGACTGGTGTAGCATCTCCTATTCCTTACAAGTCAGTTAAACTAATCAAAGTAAGAGATCTGGCTAAGTCAGAAAACTGTGATTATACAAACGTTCCTGCTATACCAGCGGGAGGTACTGTTGGTATATATAAAGGAAATGTAATAGATCCTACAACTAAGAAATGCACTGTTTCTTTTAGGAGCCTAAAGTCTTTAAGTAGTAATTTAACTTTAGCTGTTTCAGCAGATGATAATTATATAGAGATTACAACAGAAGGTGAACCTAATCTAGCAGCTAATGTAGGAACAGGTGCTGGTATATGGAAAAACAAAATAGGTGAGACACTTAACTTTAAGTCATTAAAACCAGGAAATAATATATCATTTACTGAAGCAGCAGATGAAATAACTATTTCTAGTTCACAATCTTTACCATATACATCTTTTGTACAATTATTATCTCAAGATGGTTCAGTACCACCTACAGGTCCTATTTTAGAAAACTCTGCAGGTATAACTATTAATTGGGTGTATAATCAAGCTGGACAGTATGTAGCTACATATTCTACACCTTTAGCAGATATAAATAAAACAGCAATAACATGTTCTCAAACTACAAAAACATCAAGCGGAGGTGTAATAGTAAGTGTTACTAGTAGCTTTGCAACAGGTTTTAACATAACAACTATTAATACTAGCAATCAAGGAGTTGATAGTCAACTTTTAGGAGCTGTATTAGAAATAAGAATTTACCCATAATATTATGCCAAATTTTATAACAAAATTATTTTCAAGCGGTGCAACTAAATTAGTTGAAGGAATAGGTGGTGTCTTAGATGAGCTTATTACATCTAAAGATGAAAAGCTTGCTGCTGAATTAAAAATAAAAGAGTTGATAGCCAGACATGAAGTTGAAATGGAAACAGAAATAACTTCAAGGTGGGCCTCAGACATGAATTCAGATTCATGGCTCAGCAAAAATGTGAGACCTATGGTTCTTATATTCTTAGTTGTATCAACAGTAATATTAGTATTTATAGACGCTGGAGTTATAGAGTTTATAGTAGAAGACAAGTGGGTAGACTTACTACAATTAGTTTTAATAACAGTAATTGGTGCTTACTTTGGTGGAAGGTCAATGGAAAAAGTAAAAAATAGCAGTAATAAAAAAAAAGATTAAGATATGGCAAAAAAAAATATAACACCAAATAAAGAGCGTATGTATTCATATGCTAAAAATGGTGGTCTTAATGGATTTAGAAACGGTGGAAGTGTTTTAGATAAAAAACAAATAGGGGGAATTGCTAAAGCTCTTAAACCTATTATTAAAAAAGCAAGTTCATCACTTAAGAATCTTGCAGGTGAGTGGGTTGATAAAGGAAAATTACCTATAAAAGAATCAACAATAGATGCTTTTTTAAATGAGACACCAAAAAAAGTAGTAAAGAAAAAAATTAAAAATTAAATAAAATTAAAAGCTATGTCAAACAATATGAAAAAGAAAAGTGGTCAGGCACTTTTTAATAAATTAAAAGGAATGGGTTACAAGCAAGTAGGTGGTGAAAGCTACGGTGCAGGTAACGGTGATATGACACCAGCCAAAGAAAGAATGAATTCATACGCTGATGGCGGTGGACTTATGGGTTATGCAAAAAGAGGTGGTTGTGTTTTATCAGGAATGAATAAAAAAGGAAAATAATCATGGGAAAAAAGATATCATTTCCTCTAGGGGACGGCAAGGTAAAGAATGGATATTTTGATCCAACTTCTATACCATCAAAAATTCAGGCAAAGAAAAATGCTACAGCTACAGCAACTAGAATGCGTATGGCAGCACGGGGTGTTGAAATAAAACGTACATCTACTAGAGCTGCAGAGCCAGTTCAATCAGAAGCATTTAAAAGCGGATATAGAAAAGGTAAATAAATAAAATACTATGGCAATATTAACTGCACAACAAATAACACAAGTAGGTTTAAAACCTACTACAGTAACTCCAGCAGTGGCTGGAGATAAACTATCAAATACAGGAAAGCAATTTTTTCACGTTGAAAATGGAGGAGCTGCAGCATTAACTGCTACCGTAATACCTGTAGTAACAACAGTAGTAGATCCTTTATTAGGAACTTTAACTAAAGAGAATGCTGTATTAAGTTTATCTGCTGGTGAAGAAGGTTTTTTAGGACCTTTTGAAGTTGATGCCTTTAATGATGTAGATGGTAATATAACAATAACATGTACGGCACAGACTAGCGTTAAGCTATCTGCACTATACTTATAAAAAACAAAAAATGGGTTCACTACTGCAAGACGTAATTGGTTTATTTGCCAAGAAAAAATATGCTCCAAAACCGTATGATATAGATACTGATGGTAAGGATGATTATTTAATTCTATCTTCAAAACAAGATAGTGCATTAAATGTTATGGCATATTTGCCAAAACTTGACCAAGAACTAATATCAATATATGATCTTGTTGCTGCTATTACTACTTCTACTAATACTACATATGATTATAGTAGTGCAGAATTTAAAGGTGGTGTTGATTTAATACTTACCGGATCAGATGCTACTATAGATATAGTAAAGCTTTATGGTGGTACTAATATTAGTATAACTGATGATGGTTCTAATAATGTAACTATAAGTAGTACAGATCAATTTGTTGGAACTGTTACTAGTGTAGATGCTGCTACTAATGGAAATGCAATTGCAGTCTCTGGAGGTCCTATCACAACTGCTGGTGTTCTTACATTTAATTACTTGGGTAATGCAACTCAGTATGTTAATGGTGCTGGAGACTTAGAAACTTTCCCAGTTTTATTTACTAATTGGAGAATTAATGACGGCTTTGCAACAGGTAGTGTTACTGACGGTGAAGTAGTTCAATTTCTAGGTGGTAATAAAATAGCTACATCACTTACATTAGCAGGAGGTAATCCAGAAAAATTAACTATTAGTCACATTGATACAACTAGAGTAGATACAGCATCATCTGAATCACCTGCATTTGGTACTTCATTTGAGGTTGTTGACAAAATAATTCAAGATGCAACTGGGCATCCTGTACAGGTAAACTTTAAAACAGTAACTCTACCAACACCTGCAGCAGCAAGTAATACTACATATGATTTAGGTGGTCAAGCAAGCGGTGCTGCTGGTGTAAACTATTCTATAGATTTAAGTGGATCAGACGGCTCATTAGATAAAGTAATTCTTGAAGCTGGTAATAACATTACATTAACAGATCAGGGTAATGATACAGTAGAAATAAGTTCTATAGATAATAATACAACATATACTCTTAGTGGTCAACAGTCTGGTGGTACAAACTATGCAGTCAACTTAGAGGATTCAAACAGTGTTCTTAGTACATTATTTTTAAATGCAGGAACTAATATAACATTAACACAAGCAGGTAATGGAGTAACTATAGACGCTTCTGGTGGTTCTGGTTCCGTTACTAGTGTTGGTTTATCAGCACCTCCTGCATTTGTTGTTTCAGGATCTCCTGTAACAGGGTCAGGTACTCTTTCATTTTCAGGTGCAGGTACTGCACAACAATATATAGATGGTACAGGAACTTTACAAACATTCCCTTCTGTAGGGACAGGGACAGTAACAAGTGTAGGGCTTGCTATGGATGGAAATGCAGTTAGTGTTAATGGTACGCCAGTAACAACCAGTGGAGTTTTAGATATATCTTGGATTGGATCAGCTAGTCAATATGTAAATGGAGAAGGTAATTTAGTTGCTTTCCCTACTATCCCTTCTTCAGTACCAGTTATGTCATCTACTGTTACCGGAACAGGTAAACTATGGGATGATACAGTACAGCTTGAAGCAGCCGAGG